ATGCAATTTCTCTAGCTTTCATCCAGTTTACATTCCCTTTAACAGTATTAATTTCACCATTATGTGCTAAAAATCTGAAAGGATGTGCCAATTTCCAAGCAGGAAAAGTGTTAGTACTGAATCTTTGGTGTACTAAACAATACGAACTTACTAATTTATCAAATTGTAAATCAATATAGAATTTTTCTATTTGATCAGGTTTTACAAGTCCTTTGTAAACGATTGATTTAGAAGATAATTTTGTAATATAAAATTTATCTTGGCTATCAGTGTTTGCTGTAGCAACAGCTTTTTCAATTTTTCTTCTTAAAATGTAAAGATTTTTTTCAAAGTCTTCTTTACTAGAATTTACTCTTTTCAAAAAAAATTGAAAAATATTTGGAAGAGTAGATTGTGCTTGAACTCCTACCGCATCAGCTTTAATAGGAACTTCTCTCCAAGTTAAAAACTCATCTTTAGAATTTTTAACAGTATTTTCAACAATAGATTTTATTTCGTTTAACTCACTTTCAATAGTTGGCAAGAAAACATTTGCAACACCATAATCTCCAGCTTCAGGTAAGTCAGAAATTATATCTTTAAAGAATGCATGAGGAATTTCAAATAATAATCCAGCACCATCACCTGTTTCTGAGTCATAACCTTCAGCTCCTCTGTGTTCTAATCCGGCTAAAATTTTAATTCCATCTTTTATAATTTTGTTTGATTTTTTATTTTCAATGTTTGCAATGAATCCCATACCACAGTTATCTTTTTCAAAGTAGGGCTCATACAGTGAATTTTGGTTTAATTCACGTTTTGCGTCTTTAACATTATGAAGTTTTTCCACGTTTTTACCTCCAATTTCTTATTTCGATACTTATATACCTAGCATTATACATATATGTAAAAAAATTTGCAAATAAAAATTAATTTTGTTTATCAAAGTATTTTTTTAGATATATAAAACTAATCCTTTAAAAATCGACGTTTTGGGAATTTTACATAAGACAAGTCATAATAAAAATAAATTTGACATTGAATTTACTTCATTATATAATAAGTCATTGGTAGAAATTTTGATTTGAAAATAAAAAACAAATCTAAAATTAGAATTTAAAAATAAGAAAGAGGTATTTTTATGGAAAACGCGATGAAAGTTTTTGGAGAAAACGTATTCACGGAAAGTAACTTGAAAAAAAGAGTTCCAAAAGAGGTTTTTAAAGAATTTCAAGCATCTCAATTAGGACAAACTGAATTATCAAAAGCATCAGCTGAAGTTATTGCAAATGCAATAAAAGACTGGGCAACAAAAAGAGGAGCAACTCACTACTGTCACTGGTTTCAACCGTTAACAGACCTAACAGCTGAAAAACATGATTCATTCTTGGAACCAACAGGAGATAAAGATATTATTTACAAATTTTCTGGAAGCAGCTTAATTAAAGGTGAACCAGATGCATCATCATTCCCAAATGGTGGAGTTAGAAGTACATTTGAAGCAAGAGGTTACACAATTTGGGATACAAGTTCATATCCTTTTATAAGAGAAAATAAAAATGGAGTAACATTATATATTCCAACAGCATTTATTTCGTTCACTGGATTAGCTTTAGATAAAAAAGTACCTTTGTTAAGAACGATGAAATATGTACATCAACAAGCATTAAGAGTGTTAAAAGGTTTAGGAAATACAACTTCTAAACACGTTTTCAATACTTTAGGAGTAGAACAAGAATACTTCTTAGTAAGCAAAGAAATGTTTGAAAAAAGAGACGACTTATTATTAACAGGAAGAACATTAGTAGGAGCACCTGCACCAAAAGGTCAAGAATTAAGCGATCACTATTTTGGTAAAATTAAAGATAAAGTAATTAACTTTATGAGTGATGTAGACGTTGAATTATGGAAATTAGGAATTCCTTCAAAAACAAGACATAATGAAGTAGCACCTAACCAATTTGAAGTAGCTCCATTATTCTCAATTGCAAACTTGGCATCAGATCAAAACCAAATTATAATGGAAACAATCGAAAAAATTGCTTTAAAACATGGGTTAGTAGCATTATTACATGAAAAACCATTTGCAGGAGTAAACGGTTCAGGAAAACATAACAACTGGTCATTAGGAACAGATGATGGAATAAACTTATTTAGTCCAGGAAAAGATCCTAAAACAAACACACAATTTTTAGTTTTCGTTTCAGCAGTAATTGAAGCAGTAGACAGATATTATCCAATGTTAAGAACAGCTACAGCTACAGCTACAAACGATCACAGATTAGGTGGACACGAAGCACCTCCAGCAATAATTTCAATCTTCTTAGGAGATGAATTAACTACAATTTTAGAAAATATTGCATTAGGTAAAAATTCTCCAGTTGCTGAAGCGTCACAATTGAATTTATCAGTTGACGTTTTACCAACATTAAGCATGGATGCAGGAGATAGAAACAGAACATCACCATTTGCATTTACTGGAAATAAATTTGAATTCAGAATGCCTGGATCAAGTTCAACACCAGCAAGTTCAGCAGCAGCAATTAACGCAATGGTCGGAAAAGTATTATCTGAATATGCAGATAAATTAGAAAATTCAACAAATATAGATGAAACTGTACAAGAAATCATTACAAATGCTTACAAAAATCATTCAAGAATTATTTTCAATGGTAATGGATACAGTGAAGAATGGATTGAAGAAGCTAAAAGAAGAGGATTATCAAATGATACTTCATCAAATATTGCATTGAGAAAAATGTTAGATCCAGAAGTATTAGGATTGGCTGAAGAAATTGGAATGTATTCTAAAATAGAATTAGCAGCTCGTTACAATGCTTATGCTGAAAGATACATAACTCAATTATCAATCGAAGCAAAAACTTTAATTGATATGGTAAACAAATTAATTTTACCAGCAGGAATTAAATATGCAGACTTATTAGCTACTCATATTGAAAAAAATGCTAAATATGGTGAAGAATTCGTAAAAGAACAAGAAGAATTATTAAAAGATGTATTATCTAATATTTCTGAAATTAGAAAAGAAACAAAATCATTAGCTGAAAAAGTTGAAATTGTAAAAAATGAAGAAGATGTTACAAAACAAACTGATTTAGCTAGAGAAGAATTAAATACAGGACTTGAAAAATTAAGAGTTCCTTGTGACAATTTAGAAAAAGTAGTGGATTCATCAATTTGGCCATTACCAACATATAAAGATTTATTATTTAAATTATAATTATTAAAATAAGTTCAAGATTTTAAAAAGTTTTGAATAAAAAATATAATGAAAGACTGTTAAACCCGCTCTTTATCAATATTAGAGTGGGTTTGTCTTTAAATAAATTTAAAAATATTCAAAATATAGTAAAATTATTTTAAAAAAAATCAAAAAAAATCTTGACAGATGTTAAAAAAAATAGTATAATAATTAAGTGATGGGTGGATGTCCGAACGGCTAAGGGACCGGTCTTGAAAACCGGCGAAATCGCAAGATGTCTGGGTTCGAATCCCAGTTCACCCGCCATTGAAAATTGATATATTTTGGAGAAGTGGCAGAGAGGCCGAATGCGCTCCCCTGCTAAGGGAGTATCCGAGCTAAAACTTGGATCGAGGGTTCAAATCCCTCCTTCTCCGCCATTTTTTTTTACAAGTAAATTTTTTTTAAAATTTAATAAAGAAGTAAATAATTTGTGTGCATCTATAGCTCAACTGGATAGAGCGTCTGACTACGGATCAGAAGGTTGTGGGTTCGACTCCTGCTAGGTGCGCCATTTTTTTATAATAGTATAGTGTTTATGTAGTTTGAGGAGATTTAAAAATACCTTTGGGGACAATTTGGAGCCATTTTTAAAAATCTTCATTTTTTAATTTCTCAAGTGTTTCTATTAGTTTGCCTTCTCCTTTGTCCATTAAATGTGCATATATATCTAGTGTCATTTTAACACTTTCATGCCCCAGCCTTTTTGATACTGCTATTATATTAACACCTTCATTCAATAAAATACTTGCGTGGCTATGCCTAAAATCATGTAATCTGATTTTCTTTAGATTATATTTTCTTATTATATTGTTTTTACACCGGTGAACATTAGTTCTACTTGTATTAAAAATTCTTGGAGTATTTATATCATATAATTTTTTTAAGTATTTTTGAACTATATCACAAAGAAAATTAGGGATCTTTATTGTTCTAATCGAACTTTTGGTTTTTGGTGTTGTGATATGCTCTTTTCCATTTATTTTTTGATAACTTTTATTAATTCTCATAGTGTTGTTCTTAAAATTAAAGTCTTTGTGATTTAGTGCTAAAATCTCTCCAATTCTCGCTCCTGTAAAATAAAGTAAATTAAATATTGTGTATAATTCGCAGTTATCTACATATTTTATAAATTCGTTAAATTCTTTCAAGTTCCAAACTTTTATTTCATCTTTTTCCCTCAATAGAGGAGAATCACTAACTTGTCCAGCTCTCGCAACTGGATTGAATGGCAAGTTATAAAATTTTACAGCATAATTCATAATCGCAGACATTTCTTTTTGTATAGTTACAAAATAACTTTTTTTATAATTATTTTTTAGTTCTTCATTCTGCCATTTTCTAATTATAATAGGGGTAATGTCCCCGACTAAAATATTTTCAAAAAATGGAATGAGCTTGAATTTAAAAATCTTTTCTTTGTTGTTGTAAGAACTTGGTTTTATTCGTGTTTTTATATCTTTTAAATATATTTGAGCAAAATCTTTGAAGAAAATTGTTTCTGCTTTTGTAGATAATTGCGCTAAAAAATTTCTCTCATATTCAACAGCTTCTTTTTTTGTTTTAAATCCCCTTTTCTTTTTCTTTTTAGTAAAACCGTTTATTTCTTTATATCTAAATTCACAATACCAAGTTCCTCTTTCATCATCTTTGTATACTGGCATATAAATCACCTATTCTATATTGTATCTTTCGTTAAAATATTTAGCATTTACGACTTTATCGTAATATAGAAACCCTTTTTCTTCTAGTTCTTTGTTCAAATCTTTTATGATTTTCTTCGCACGTTTTTCAGGGGCTTCCAGTATTTTCATTATATCATCTTTGTTGTAAAAGTACTTCTTTTTCATTTTTTCTCTCCCTTATGCAAATTTCTTGGAATCAATCATTAATTTATTCAGTATTTTTTTATCTACTCTGTTACCTTCTTTTTGCCATTCTAGTAACTCTTTCAGTTGCTTTCGAGGATTATATTCGATACATTGTTCTTTAAATTTCTTCCACTTTGTTAACATCATTTTACAATATCTTTTGTTTTCTGATTTTAATTGAGCTTTGTCGATGTAAATACTCATGATGTCGTAGCAAGCAAAAATTTCGATTATTTTTCTAAACGCAATTTCCACTTCTTGATAAGCTGATGTTATATTTTTAACATATTTTGCAGCATATTCAGACATATTTTCTTTTAATTTTTTGTCAAATTCTGTTTTTAATTTTATACTCTTTTTTAATATTTCAGCATTTTCACGAGCGTTTTGGTCAGCAAATACTCGTATAGATGCTCTTATTGTAATATTAATAATTGGAATTAAGAAATCAAAGCTCCTCAAAAGTTCGTCCTTTATCGTTTTTACCTTGACCTCGTGCCAATCAACTATTTTCTTTTTGTTAGCTGGATCATAGACTGGATTTTGTTTTTTTGGTATAAAATAGTCCATATATCTTGCTTGTAACAACATCAAAGCGTTGTCAAACATGTGATAATCAAAATTTTCTTCTGTCTTTTTAATTACTTGACTTCTTTTAAGCTTCAATTTTGGTTTCTTTATTTTCCTAGCCATTTCTTCTCCTCCTTATATTTCGTCATTGATCCATCCTTTTCCAGTCCTCAACTTCTTTTTCTGTTTCAAGAAATTGAAAGCCTACTTCTATAGTGTCCCAAAGCCATTCTTTGAATTCTTTTTTAAGTTTTTCTTCATCATTTATTATTTCTTCCGCCTCTTTCTCTGTATAGCCGTAATCTTCTACTAAATCTATGACTTCAGCATTTGTAGAACAGATATTTGCTCTGCTGTTCACATAAAATCCTACCTTGTATTTACTCACTTGTTATCCTCCAATATTTTTTTGTTTTCGTAAATATTTCCAATGACTTCAAAATAATTGTTAGTTGTTATCCTATAAAGTGGGATTTCAATTCCATATCTATCTTTTACCCCAAAACTTGTTTCAGTTTCAAGGAATTTTACAGGACTTATATGGTTAAGTCTTCTATCGTAAGGGAATTTGTATTTTATAATATCCCCCTCGTAAATTTCTTTGCCATTTTTATCTTTTACCCCTGTATATTGCATTAAGTCTTGCATTCTGAAAAGGTGGAATGTTCCGTTCTCCTTAACTGATATTTCTTTATTTTCCAAGTGCAACGATGAAACTTTCATCATTTTTTGGTTTTCTTTATCCCAAGCTCTAAATTTTATTTCTCTACTCATTACTACCCTTCTTTTCATGCCATTCAAGGCTACATTTTATCATATATTCTGCATACTTCTCTGCTTCTTCTTCTGTTTTAAAGTAGTTTCCGAAAGTGTATCTTTCCTCGTCCTCATCCTTAAAATTTTCATATTTTGTATCAATACCAAAGGTGTTGTCAATACAGTAATACTTTCCGCTTTTTTCAGCTCTCCAACTTTTTCCGTATTTTTTATTTATTAATCTAACTTTTTCCTCAATCATTTCCTTTTGCTCTTCATCACAAATGTTTATGCCTATTTCGGTATCAGACTCGTCACTTAATATAAATAAGTCGTTCTCTCCCTTTATAAACTCAGGGTTGCCGTTACAGTACACGCCCAAAGCGTCATCATAAAAGTTGCCTCTTGGGAAAACTTTCTCATCCTGCTTAGTAATTCTCCAAGCCCATTTATCCCAAACAGGCTGGAACTCTATCTCAAAAACATTTTCTTTTTCCATTTTAATCCTCCTGTTTTTTTGTTACAAAAAAGTACCCTCAATTAATCCTCTCTTTTATTAAAATGAATCCTCTGAATTAAAATTCTCAACTATTTCATTATTACTTTGAGTATCATTATTTGCTGTTTCTTCTTCAATAATATCACTTGCATTGTCAGGACTGTCTACATATTCAACTTCTACATTTCCGTTTGGCTCAACTTCTTTTATAACAGCCTGGTCTACTTTCTGTGCTGTTTGCATTTCAATGCTTAATATTCCAAACTTGCTTAGTAACAATTTTAATACAGTTTTCTTTGCCATACTGTCAAAATTTGTTTGCCAACTTGAAGAACTTTTAAGAAATGTTTTACTGAATTTCTTAGCATGTTCTCTTACTTCTTCCTTACTCATTACATTGTATTTTTCGAATCCATTTGTGGTTTGAAAATATGCAATATAGTGAGTTACTTCATCACTTATTTTTTCATCAAGATTATATTTAAGCTCATCAGTAATTGGATCATAGCTTTCAAATTGCCCTTTGTAAAGTTCTGTAACATTAATTTTTTTATATTGTCCAGTTCTAATTGCAAGTTGTATAAATCCTTTGTAGCCCAATTGAAATTGTGCTTCGTTCTTTTCTTGCCAGTTGTTGCGATTATCTTTGTATTTTCTTTTGTAAGGCACAACATAGGCGAAACCTAAATTTGGATCAATTGGTAAATCTAATGTTGCAGCTATTGCTCCAGCCTTCAAAACGCTTTGTGGCTCTGCTTCTTGTAATTGTGCATTTCCGTTTGTAGTGTTCAGTAGTGAAGTTAAGAATCCAGCCGCTTTATTTCCTAGTAATTCTTTAAATTTATTTTTTGTTCTTTCGTCATTTATCAATGATTTTAGTGTAGTTGTACCCACTGTTCCTTTTGTTTGTTTTTTTGGATTCATTAAAGTTCCTGCCATTTTATTTCATCTCCTTTATATATTTCAAGTTGTGTTTTTTAATTACTTCCAGCAAATCGTTAGTTGCTTCTTTTGTAAGCCCATTTACTTTTATACAGATATATGTATCTGCTTTTTCAGAATTATCTTGAACTTCTTTTTCCTTAATAGCCTTAGCCACCGCTTCTTGCTTTTCTTGCTCTTGTTGTTGCTTTAATGCTTCAATTTCCTGTTGTTTTTCTTTTTCAGCTTTTTCTTCTGCCTGTTTTTTCAAATTTTCTTCAGTTTGCTTGATTTCGTTCATCTTATTTGTGATAGCTTCCGAAATAGTTGCATACTCTTCTTTTATTAAATATTTTACATTTTCAAGCAGAATTTTAAATTGAATTTCTTTATTTGCTTTTTCAATTTCTTGTTTTATAAAGTTTTCTTTTTTGATTAATTCATCATACTGTTGTTGTATTTCAGCTTCAATATTTATCTCTTTAAAAGTTTTATTTTCCCATTTTTTGTTATCTACTAAGTAAATCAAGTACTCGGGTCTATCTTTGAAAATTAGTTCTTTGATAGACTTTATTTTTTCTCTTTTAGCATTATCCAATTCTTTTTCTTTGTCGTGTAAATATTTTCTTACTGCATCTATTCTTTTAATTAAATCAATAAGTTTTTTATTTACTTCTTTAGTATCTTCAGTTAAATAATCCATCAAATCTTTTTTAAATTTGTCAGCATTTGATTTTTTACTTGCTACTTCTTCACGATATTTTTTTATAGTATCAATATCAGTAAATACTACTTCATATAATTTTTCTATTTCTTCAACTTCTTTTTCTGCCTTTTCAAAATCGATCATAGACTTATCAATTTTGGCAGGAGTTATTTTAGAATTATCAAAAACAAACTCCATTTTAGGCAGTTCAATTAATGATGTTTCTGCTTCTATATTTTTATTTTCCATTTCAAAGATTCTCCTTTTCTTTAGATTTGTCTAATTCGTTTATTTCATCTTTAACTAAATCTTCCATATAATACTCGTCTGTTCCTTTTTCTTCTCTGTATTTTTTTAAGTATTCATCATAAGAATCATCATACCAATCCCAATTATCAACTCCGCCAAAACGTAAAGCTCTGTAGCTATGGTAGCACTCCCAAAATTCTTTTAGCTCTTTTCTTGTCAATTCATAATTTCCATTTGCTAATTTTTTCATTTCTAACCTCCATAAGTTTTTATCATTCTTGGCTCTGTATCGTTTCTGACACATTCCCAAAATTCAATTTCTTTATTTAAAAGTTCCTGTATTTCATCTTCCCAATCCGCCCTGTTTACAACTATTGTCTGTAATCTTTTGTCCAAGTCGAATGGCGTTGAATTTTCATTTTTAAAGCATTCAAACTTTATTTCAGCAACCAAGACAGCATATTCATAGCCTGTCACCAAAAAGTAATGTAAAATTTGATATAAATAGGTTTCAGGAATGTTATTTTGCCATTCTTCTACATATTTATTCCATTTGTTAATTGTAGTCGTCTTTATTTCCAGTATCCCTTTTTTATCCTCATAAACAATTTCTCCGTCCAAATTAGCTCGTATGAAATCATATTTTGAATGAACATACATTTTGTTAACTTCCAATATTTTTTTATCATGGTGATCCTCTTTGTAGGAATTAAATATATTTTTTTCAAGGTTTTTACCTCTTTGAGCCGCAGGGCTTGTGAAATTATTTTGTACTCTTCCAGTTTTGTCATTCCAAACATCAATTATTGTACGATATTTATTTTTACCCATTATCGCTCCTGCATCGCTTCCACCAATTCCTTTTTTTCTAATACTAAGCCACTCTTCTTCATTAGAGTAACTTATTTCTTTATACATTTTCATACCAACTCCTCTATTTTTTTATTTCTTTAACTATTCCTGGAAATATCCAAAATAATAACCAGCATATAAATGGCACGAGCATTTCTCCGCCACCAATTATTCCCAAAAATTTTCCACGCTCTATCTCAGCATATTTATATGCTAGAATAGTTAATGTTATTGTTGTTATAATTTTAATTGATAATATTATTAATTTTTTCATTTAATAACTCCTTTTCTTATAATTTTGTTTACAATTTTTTTTATTTGATTCTTTAACTTTTTATCTTCTTCTTCTTTTCGAGCTTTTTCTGCTTGTTGATTTACCCAAGTTAATGTTTCGTATCTCATTTCTATCACTCCTGTAATTTATTTATTTAATTCTATTTCGCCACGATATTGCTCATATCCGAGCTTGAAAGCGGCTATATAAAAATCTTTTTCATTTTCAAAATTTTCTTTTTTTTGTTCAGTTATAACTTCTAAAAAAAATGAAGCGTGTTCTTGTGTTTCAAACACAGCTATAACTTCTCCTTTTTTTTCAATCCAGTGTTTCATTATCATTGCTATTCCTCCTAAATTTTATTTATTAATATCTTATCCAAACCCACTGCAATATTTACAATGGGCTTGGTAAAACATCAATCGTTTATCCTACTTTTTTCATCTCAACAACAAATGTTTCCATTCTTTCGTTTTCCTCATACCAGTCAATTCCACCGTTACAGTCTTCATAATAAACTGTGTCCCAAGTTTCTCTTTCGTCTTCGTAAGAAAAGTTTTCAAAGTACTCACGAATTCTTATCACTTCTTTAGTTGAATATCCGTCTAATATGCACTCCATAAGCCACTTATTTAGCCAATCTTGAGTGTATTCTATTTGATTGTTTCTATTCATTTTTAACTCTTCGTTGTCAATCAAATCAAATATTATATTTCTTATTTCTTTTTCTAGATCTGTCATTTTTATCACATCCCTTTATATTTGTAACACTTTCGTTACAAATTAATCTTTAAAAAAAGTAGCTTTGTTTCTACTACAAGATTATTATAGCACACTTGTAACAAAAATGCAACACTTTTTTGTAACAAATTTGTTACTTTTTTATAAAAATGTGGTAAAATTGTATTAATAAAGTAGGAGGAAACACTTATGGAGTTAGGGGAATTATTAAAAAATCAAAGAGAGCGAAGAAATCTAACATTGAGACAAGTAGAAAATAAATTGAAAAGTAAAAATATTAATTATAGTCATACAAGTATAAAAAGATTGGAAAATGGCGAACACGAAAAAGTTCCAATTAAAGTTTTGTCAGCTTTAGCAGAAATATTTAATTTAGATAAAATAGAATTATTTAATTTAGCTGGGGCCTCTTTAGATAAGACAAATGACGATAGGTTCTTTCGATTAAATAAAAAAGAAAAAGTTCAGTTAGATGAAGTCATGAGCAGTGCGGATTATTTTTTTAACGACAAAAATGTAAGTGACGAGGACAAAAAGAAATTGTACGATAGTTTGCAAGAACTATATTTTGACGCAAAAATGAAAAATAAAAGAAAAAAATAGAGGTTCTTATGAAAAAAAATATAAAATTAAGAGTCAATAATTTGATAAGGAAATACAATACTAAAAATCCTTATGAATTATGTTCAAAAATGAATATAAATATTTTTTATATGGAGCTTGGAGAAATAAAAGGATATTATAAAAAAGTATTAAAAAATAAATATATAGTTATAAATGATAATTTGGATGATTATTCTAAAAAGATAGTTTTGTGCCATGAAATGGGACATGCTATTTTACATTGCAATAAAAAAATAAATTTTATGAAAAATAATTTTTTATACTATTCTAACGAGTTAGAAAATGAGGCAAATGAATTTGCTGCCGAATTGTTATCAAGGCAATATGAGATATTGACTGATGAATTAATAAAAGAATGTAGTTTAGGAATCACTTTTTTAGAGGAAATAAAAAAACTCTTAGAAAAGAAATAAATATAACGAGTAATTGGTGGGGATAATTTTGGTTTTTAATATCAATTAGGAGGAATCAAAAATGAAAAAATTACTAGTAGTTTTGACATTAGCATTTGTTAGTGCTAACACATTAGGGGAAACATTGCATTTTAAAAATTGTAAGGAAGCTAGAGCAAAAGGGTATAAAAATATCAAAAGGGGTGAACCTGGTTATGCAAGACATTTAGACAGGGATAGAGATGGAATCGCTTGTGAGAGCAAATAATTTTTTAAAAACAGAAATTGCTAAAAAAATTATTCATATATTTTTACCAATTTTTGCTGGTTCAATGATTTATATATTATTTCGAGAAGAAAATTTACTGATGTTTAAATGGTTTAAATTTTTGAAATTGAATTTTATAATAAATTTTTTAAGATATAATTTTTATAAATATAGAATATATGTTCCACAAAGTGTCTTATTTTCTTTACCTGATGCTTTTTGGGTATATTCATTTACAATGTTTTTAAGTATTTATTTTAAAAATAGAATTATACTTTCATCAATTTTTGTTGGAAGTATAATAATAGAAATATTACAACTTTGGTTTATAACAGGGACATTTGATATATATGATGTCATGTATATGTTTGCGTTGTATTTAATTGCAATGTATTTTATAAAAAATAAGGAGAAAAAAATATGAAAAAGAAAATAGGATTAATAATCGGATGCGTTTTATTTGTAATTTTAGCAGTTGGAAGTGTTTCAAGTGGTGAAAAAGATAATGTAAAAGTAAACAGCAAACAAACACAATCTTCTAAAGAAGCTTCTGAAAAACAGTCGCAACAAGAAGAAAAAAAAGAATATGAAATATCTGGGGCTAAAACAAAATCAGATCAATTTGCTACTTATGTAACTGGTATTCTTCAAAATAATGGTGGAAAAAAGGGATATGTTCAAATTATGATTCCTTGTTATGATAAAGACGGCGCTAAATTAGGAGATGCATTAGCTAATGTTAATGACATTGAAGAAAATGGAAAATGGAAATTTAAAGCTATATTTACAGGAAATGAAAAACCAGAAACATGCAATATTAACAATGCTAAAGTAACAGGATTTTAAAATAATATTTTAGAAGTCAAAATTGGCTTCTTTTTTTTATCTTTTTTTGTTGCAAAAATGTTACAAATAAGGTATAATAATTTAGAGGTGATAAAATTGAAAATAGAGGAAAAAAGAATGAGGACAATTAAAGGACTTATTTTTTCTAGAGGATTAAATATGAACGAAGTAATGAAAAGATTCGGATACAAAAGCTATCGAGGATTTAAGGAAGCTATAAAAAAGAATAGAAAAAATAAGTATAATGAAGTTTTTGAATATTTAAATAGCTAATTTTTTTTATTATTTTTGTAACGCTAATGTTACAGAACTGGATATTGAATTAAGCATATTCAGAAATCGAGTTAGGAGGACGAGGTGAAAAAAGAATTGGAATTTTTAGATAAACCAATAGAGTGATTTGGAAATCTAAAAAAATTAAGTGGGGAGTTGAGAGAAGTTGTAATTAAAAAATACCCAGAATTAAGAGAAGATGAAATTGAATACTTAACTCAATTGCTGGGTATGGAATTAAAAATATTATTTTTGGATATTAATCCTTGTGAAAAAAATTCAATATTTCACAGGAATTACGGAACATATGGAACGAATCCTAAACCACAAGGGAACCCACCTAAAAATCCGAGAAAATAATTATCTTCAAAGGGGTAAAAATGAAGTAAGGGAGATTTAAGATGGATAGAGATAAAAAAGTTGTTCGCGGAACATATATTAGTGAAAAGTATAATCGAATTAATTCAACGCAAAAAATAATTGAACAAATACTGAAAAAAAATGAAATTACATTTTGCGAATTTAAAAAAATGTCAAATTCGTTAGAGAGGTTGTACATTAATGAAGCTATACTAAAAAAAGAGATGTAAAACATCTCTAAGTTTAATAAGCATAAGCTACACCGTTATCTTCGTTGTACGGATTAGGTTCAATAAAAACAATATGATTAAAATTTATCAAGTAGCATTTACTGTTATAAATAATAACAAGTGAATCATTTAAAACTTCTTCGATAACGCAATCAAAAAAATTATTAGTTGTAGTTTGAACATTAACTGGATAGTTTTTTATATCGTAATGTTCTAAATATTTATTGATATCGTTCGATGACATAAAATTCCTCCTTTCTGAATTATATATTTTAGAAGATACCGGCAAGTAAAACTGAAATATATAATTTCAAATTTAATTCATCACATTTTATTAGCACTCTTAGGCATTTGTTGCTAACATAGAAAGTATATCACAATATTTTGTGTTTTTCAAGGAGGAAATATGTTTAAAGAATTTTTAAAAAAATGTCTGAAATATAAAAATTTATATATTTTAGAAGAAACAGGAGATAGGGAAAAGATTAAAAGAATTAGCAGAAGACACGGAAAAGTAACAGAAGCAAGCGTATTGCTATTTGATTTGGGAACAAAAAGAACGACAATAAACGAAATATATTTTAACAGCCAAGGATATTTTATAATTCGTGATCAGAAAAGATTGAGGTTAGGAAAATTTAAGTAACAAAAAAGCACTCCGAAGAGTGCTGGAAAGAAGAAATTTAAAATTACTAAATATTGTGTTTATTATACCATAATATTTTAAAAAACACAATATGTGGGGAGAGAGGAAAAGAAATGAGAGATATAAGACAAAGAGGTTGGTTTTGGATAGAAAATGAATTAATCGACAGAACAGATTTATCTTTTGAAGAAAAAGCAATGTATATGATTCTTGCTAGATTTACGGATAAAGATGGAAAATGTTTCCCAAGTATAGAAAAATTAGCTGAGAGTATAGGGAAAGATAAAAGAACAGTTATAAGATACATAAAAAAATTAGAAGAAAAAGGATTGATTGAAAAAAAAAGGAGATTTAATCAAACGAATGTTTATTATCTTAAAAATGTTGCTTTTGATAGTGACAAAAATGATAGTGACAAAAATGATAGTGACAAGGATGTCACTTCCCTAGGTGACACTGGTGTCACTTCCGATAGTGACAAAAATGTAAATCTAACAATACCCATAGAACAATACCCAATTAACAATACCCAATATAAAGAAAATAAACAAAAGAAAAAAATGAGTAATGTTGAAAATTTTGTGATGTTGTTAGAAAAAACAGAAAAATACAAAGAGCTAGTTTTGGAATATATTAAATATCGTAAAGAAATTAGGAAAACGATAAAGACATTAGCTCCATTAAAAAAATTAGTTAAAGACTTTCCTGGTGAGAATGAATTAGCTGAAGCTATAGAAATTGCAAGAGAAAGAGAATGGATAGGCTTAGAGCCTGAATGGGTAGAAAATCATAAACAAAGTGCAGGAGGAAGAAATGGATTTAAAAATACAGGAAATAATAACGAAAAAGGGTACGATAAACACAATGATTACAAGCCAGACTACACAAAAGGGTTCGAAGACTGGAATTAATCTCGAGTTTATCACTCAATCACAAGTAAAGAGTAAAAAAATAGAGCAATTTATGAGATTTTCAAAGCTCACAAGTCAAGATTGGATTAAAAGATTTGAAAATGCAATTGTTGAATCAGATGAAGAAAAAGAATACAAACAGTCATTTGAGAGATTCTGTAAGAATTTTGAATTGATTAAGGAAAAAGGTCTTGGGATAATCATGATTGGGAATCCTGGAACTGGTAAGACTTACTACACTACTTGTATTTTAAATGCTTTAATTAGCAAGTATTTAGTTTATAAAACAAGTTTATCCAGTTTATTAGACGAGATAAAAGAAACTTATAAAAATGGAGTTGAAAATGAAGATTTTATTTTTGAAAGATTATTAGAAGCTGAATTAATTATTTTCGATGATCTAGGAAATGAATTTTTAAGCGATTGGGGAAAAGAAAAAATGTTCTCAATATTTAATTTTATTTATGAGAAAAATAAATCTTTGATAATAAATACAAATCTTGATTCAAAGCAATTATCGAATTTTTTTAATATAAATGGTAGCGATAAGTTGTTGGATAGAATCAGAAGTAAGTGTAAAGCGTATGTTTTTGATTGGGAGAGCAGAAGAAGAGATTTGCATAAAAAAGATTTCGAGGAACTATATTAGGAGGATAAAAAAATGTGGAAATGCAAGAAATGTGGATGCGATTGTTTTTATCAAGACATAACAGGTGGAATTTCTGAGGTTTTAGAAATGAATAAAGATGGAGAAGTACTTGATGAAATTGACGATGTGGAATATGGTGATTTTTCGTGTGCAAAATGCAATAATTCAAGTTCGGAAATACAAGAAATCGCTTATTGGGATGAGATAAATGGAGAAAATAAACAAAGTATATAAAATCAGGAGGAAATAAATGATAAAAGAAAAAGTAAGGGTGAAGATTATAGCAATAGATTTCAATAGCCGTAAAGGCTGGAGATTATATCACAACGAGGACTTATATGGAAACACAGAAATTATAGATGATAGGTTTTGGAACGATGTGCAAGAAGGATATTATAGTTTCAGCAAAGGTACAACTTTAATTGCTGATATAGAATGCCCTTGGAAAATTGAAGAACCACTAAAAATTTTGAAGGTGCATGAGGTGATTTATAGTGATTAAGCTGGAATTGCCAGTTTACTGGAGCATAACTAAAAAACAGCAGACGCTTATTGGTATGAACTGGTATCAAAGAGCAAACAGGTTTCAAATTAATGAAGTCAAGAAAGCATATCACGAATTAATCAGAGTGAAGCTACTTAGCAATAAAGAAAAGATAAAAGGAAGTTATCAAGTTAGGTATAAATATTTTTATAAAAATGATAATTCTGATTTAAAAAATGTAACATCTGTTATTGACAAATTTTTTAACGATGCATTACAGGAATTTGGGATTGTTGAAAATGACAATGTAAAATATTTTAAAGAATCAATCGACCGAGTTGGCGGAATGGATAAGAAAAATCCAAGAGTTGAGATAGAAGTGGAGGAAATTGAATAATGGACAGGGTGTATCTTGTTTCGTTTTTGTTTCAAAAAGAGTTTAATAATACGACTTACGGACATAGTAAAATTGCTTTGGAAAAAGGGAATTATACAGAAGATGAATTAATAGATTTTTTTGTTGAAAGCATAAAAATAAATTTTGATTTAGAAGAAGATAGGGGAGTAGTAATAACAAATATAATCGACATAACAAAAATAAGAAAGGAATTAGAGGAATAATGGAAGCGTTAAAAACATTCGATATAAAGGAATTACTGAGAAGACAAGCAATGCTGGATGAGAAGTTTAAAGATAAAATGGGGACGGAAGAAATTGATCCTAACAAAATTAGAGTGGCTTATATAGATGAGGTTGGCGAATTTATTCACGAATTAAAGCCAAAATGGTGTTACTGGAAAAATAATTTTAAAGAGACGGACAAAAGAAAAACATTAGAAGAATTAAGTGATTGCATGCATTTTGCATTAAGTCTTAAAAATAATAAGAAAGGACAGGATTTCTTGAGTGAAACAGTTTGGAGAAAATTTTTAGGAGGGGCAGTCGTTCTAAGTGATAAAATAGAAGAAAATTTAATTCAATTAAGTAATATTTTAAATCTTGAATTTTTAAGTATATGGTTTGAGTTAGTCGGAAAAATATTAGAAAATTTAGATGTTTCCCAAGAAGAGTTTTTGAAAATACATCATGGGAAGTGGCTTCAAAATATGAATGAGAGAACAAAAGAAAGTTATTAACTTATGCATGTACAAGTTAAAGTGCATAAGAAAAAACTAGGAGGAGTATTAATGAATGAATTGATAAAAATTGAAAGTAAAGAAATTAAGGCGAATGAATTTAAAGAACAAAGAATTTTAACAGCTTGGGATATTGCGAAATTACACGAGAGAGAAGTAAGAGAGGTTACACAACAATTTGAAAGAAATAAAAAGAGATTATTGGTAGGAATAGATTATTTTACGATTCCAAAAGAAAAAATTTCTGAATCACAGATAGTGATTCAAGATTTTATACCAAATAACGTTAAAGAAATTCAAATATTTACAGAGAGCGGATATTTGATGTTAGTAAAAACTTTTGAAGACGATTTAAGTTGGAATATTCAAAGAGAATTGGTTAAGAATTATTTCAGAAAAATGAATAATACACCAAAATCTTTTAAAGAAGCTCTTTTCTTAGCGTATCAACAAGCTGAAAAAATAGAAAAGCTTGAAGCAGAAAAAGAAAAAATGTCTTTGGAGTTAGAATATAAAACAGAAGTTATAACAGGTGTAACAGATAATATAGATGTTTACCAGAAACAAAAAATATTAAACAGAGTCGTGAAACACAAAGGTAGCAATTTCAGCAACAGATGGAATGAATTGTATACAGTTTTTAGAGAAACGTACGGCATAGATTTGAAAGCTAGGCGGAAAGGTTATGACTTAAAGCAAATTAAAAGTGGAGATAAATACAAAAGCGTATTAGATTACGCTGTAAAATTTGGGCATTTGGATAAATTATATAACATAGCTTTGAAATTGTATGAGACTGATATGGATGAAATCATTCACAATATTAGGATTGGATTGAATTAAGAGAGAAAAGGACAATGACAACTGAATAATAACTGTGATAAATAATTTTGAAATTTTTAGATTTTTAGGTATAATAAATATTATTAGAAACAGGAGGTAATTAATGAAATATAAGAAATTTAGAATAAGAAATTATAAGGCGATTAAAGATTTAACAATAGAATTAGATAATCAAAATTTAGTTCCAATAATAGGTTTGAACGAAACAGGAAAGAGTTCTATCTTACAAGCAATATTTGCATTTGATTGCTTTAATGATAAGCAATATAGTGGCGAATTTATAAATTATGAATATATAAAAAATAAATTTGAAAATAAACAAAATCCTATTATCGAAGCCGAAATAGAAAATATAAATAAAAATGATTTGATAGAGAACGCAATAGGATATATAATTACACAAAAAGAAGATTATTTCATTTCTAGCAGCCGATACAAAGATAATGATGAATTTAAAAAACATCAATATTTAAATTTTATTCGAGATAAATTATTAAGTTTTATGGAAAATGTATTTTTTGATATAAAAGAAGATAGTTTAAAAATCGCAAGAGAATTTTCAATTACTCAAAATGGTATGTACAATAATAATAATAGATATTTAATTTCACAATTAAAAATCAAGGAGTTTAATGAAACAATATCAATAAATGGTTATTCAAATGAAGAGCTCTTATTTTATATACCAAAAGAAGAAATAGAACAATTAATAGGAAAATCAATTTTAAAATATTTGCCTCATATAGTATATATTGATGATTTTAAAGATACTATTCCAAATAGAATCAAAAAAAACGATGATTGGTATTTCTACATCGAGGAAATATTTTCTAGAAATAAAATGAATGTAAATGACTTTTTGAATAGTACTTTATCAGATAAAGGGACAATGCTGGAAGATATAAAATATGAACTTAATGAAAATCTAGCCAATTTATGGGATAAAATGCACGAAAATAGAATAAAAGAAGAATTTAAAACTATAGAAATTGATTTAAAATACGAAGATAAAGAATTTCAATTTTTAATAAATGATTTGAGAGAAAAAAGAGAAAATGGAAGACCAAGAACAGTAGTGTTTCCAGTAAATATGCGTTCTAAAGGGTTTCAGTGGTTTTTCAATTTTTTCATTAAAATGAAATATAATTGGAAACATATAAGTGATGAAAATTATGGGAGTATAATTTTATTGGATGAACCAGGAGTATATTTACATACAACTTTTCAGTCAGAATTAGTAAAAATATTGAAAGAATTATCGTTAGAAAACAAAATATTCTATACAACACATTTAGAAAATATGGTTAATCCAAAAGTAATAAAAATAAATCAAGTTCATATAGCAAAAAGAAAAAATGAAAAAGTGATATTAGAAAGAATCACTAAAATTGAAGACAATAAAAATTTAGGAGAAATGACACCGATAATAAATGCTTTAAAAATAGATAATTTTCCATTATTACATTTTAATGAAAAAATTATAATAACAGAAGGAATGACAGATAAAATATTTCTAGAGATGCTAAAAGAAATTGAATTGCTGGATACAAATATAAAGATTATTCCTGGTGTAGGAGTTACAAATCTTAGTATTTTAATAGGTTTATTTAGTGGAATAACAGATAATTATACTGTAATTTTTGATAATGATGATGAAGGAAGAAAATTTTTTGAAAAATATAAAAATGAATACGGTGAAAGAGAAAGCAAGAAATGGATATTGCATAAATCAAGGGATAGAGAAAAAAAAGATATTGTATTAGAGAGTTATTACAGTCCCAAAATAAAAGAAATTTTAGAAAAATATCCAAATGGAATAAAGACAGGATTAATAGAGTTTTATTACTCTGCAACATCTGAAGAAAAAGAAATATTTTATAAAGAATTAAAAGATTTAAATAAGAAAGGAGAGGATATCCATATTCTTATAAATCAAATAAAATCAAAATTGAAGTAAATTGAAGTCACAGTTATTAATTTAGCTGTGATTTTTTTATGGAGGGAAAATGAGAGAGGACGTAGTTAAAAAGATAAAGAAAAGATTATTGGAAGGTAACGAAGTGAGTGCAAACGACTTTGACGTAATGAAAGTGAATGCGGAGTTGTTTGCTGGAATCAGATTCGTTAAGAAAAGGAAGGTGTCAATTAAGTGGCTTACATGGAGATAGCGAATGAAGAGATAGTGATAACATTGCCGGTTGAAAAAGTATATCCAGGATTAAAACAACAGATTGAGGAACGCTTAAGTCATTATCTAATTAAAGTTATTCCTGTTAAGCGGTTATCAAAGGCACAAAACGGCTTAATACACGTATTATTAAAGCAATTCGGAGAAGAATTAGGTTGGACGATGCAAGATATGAAAGAGTATCAAAAAGAACAATTTGCGTTGAGTAGAGATTTAGAAAAATTTTCGACGGCAAATTGTGATATGGAAATGGCTAATGATTTTATAGCATTTATAATAGAACAAGCGTTAGAAAACGAAATAAACTTGTATGTGCTCAATAAACACGACAACAGGTATAAAAGTATACTTAAAATGGATAAAACTACAGAGAGGTATGTTATAGCTTGTCTGAGAAAAAGAGTTTGCTGTATTTGTGGAAAAGAGCATAACGAGTACAACGAAATACAGCTAGATCATTACGATACTGTAGCAAATACTGTTGGAACTTATGAAAATGATGACGGATTACACGGTAGATTTTTACCTTTGTGCAGTTATCATCATTTTGAAAAACATTCAAAAAGTTTAAAAGAATTTGAAGAGAAATATCACATTGAAGGCGTGTGGTTGAATCCACAGTTGGTTTATGAGTTGTTGGGAGTTTATCTCAATCACTTTAAATTGTTTAGGGAAAGGCTTAAAGATGGTTATTATAGAGGAATTGTTAAGGAGGAGTAAATGAAAATAGCAATATTATTAATATTATTAGTACCAATTTTATTTTGGATTGTATTTATTTGGGATATATTTGAAAATGCAGTTGAAAGAATGAAGGATTATAATCTGCTTGGAACATTAATGAGTTTAGGTTTTGGAGTGCTTATGGCTTACGGATTGTATGAGTTTCTGTTGAAAATAATAGATCCAGGATAAATTTATTGGTGTTAGAAAAAACGGAAACAGGAGAAAGTATGAAAAATAAGGATAGAATGCAGTTTAATTTAAAAAACTGGGAAAAACGTGGTTTCTTTGGAAATCTTTGGAGTAAAAATGATAAAAGAGCAACTTTTGAGAAGATATTAAATAAAGACAAGTATAAAAAGAAATGAGGAAATAAAATGAAACTTATTGAATTATATGGAATAAAGATAAAAGAATTAACTGAAATATTGAAAGATGAAAGAGTAAGAAAATTTGAAATAAAAGAACACACAAATTACATAGATTATCTCATTATATCGTTTGAATTAAATTATGAAAAGAAAATACAGTTTGATATACGTTTAAGTGATATGAAAGATTATCAAAGTCGGAGTTTATCAATAGAAGAAATAAGTTCTCAATTTGATGAAAAAATTGCAAAATTAAAAGAATACTTAGAAAGCAAAAATAAAGGTGAGCTTAAAGAACTTGAGAATAAAATATCTGAGTATGAAGCAAAACTTAAAAAGGCAAAAGAGCAATATGATAAAATAAACGATTATGGTGAGAATTTATAAAGTTAGGAGGAATAAATGGAAATAATAATGAGAATGATAAACGGACTGATTGCAACAACGGCTACTTTGGTGCTGTTAAAATATATTTATGAATTAGTTATTGTATATAAAAACAAGGCAAAGAGATTCAGATTCAACATAAGCAATGTAATAATATTTTTAGTTGCTACAATAGTAAATTTATTTGTGATCTATGGATTGATTTGGATTATAAGTTTTTTTGCGATTAGAGTATAAAGCGGTATAATTAATTATAATAAAAAGGCATTTAGGGAGGATAAAGAATGGATAATTTAATAGCAGATGAAGTGTTTATTTTAAGAAAAAATTTGAACCGAGTTAATAGCGAAATAGAAGAAATAGAAAGAGATTTTGAAATAAAATATCCAAACTCGGTGGTAATAATTAATTCTAAATTAAATGATTTATATAAAAAAAGAAATCGTTTAAGTACAACTTTAGCAGAAATTGAAAAAAGAATGTTCGGTTCTAACCAAATTAAGACAGTAGTTTGGAAACATAGTGATTAAAGTTCGGTCGCAGAAAGTCGTTTTTATTTAGAGAAAGGGAATGTTGAGAATGGCAGAGTTTATTTTAAAAAAAATGAATGAATGGGAATTTTTAAAATTAAAAAATAAAAGAGAAAGTTTAAAATTTGAATTAAAAGAAATAAATCAAAAGATACAAAGAGAAGAGGAAATAAGAAAAAGAATAGAAATAAAGGAGCAGTTAAGAGATGTTGAAATGAAGAAAATATCGAATATTTTAAAAGTTTTAAATGCAAGAGGAGAATACAAAAATATTTTTTTAGATTGTAAACATGAAGATTACGAAATAGAACTAAAAAGAGTATTGAAAGAATATTTAGATTTTTTAGAACATTACTTATAAATACTTGAAAATATTGATAAAATAAGGTATAATTAGGAGGTAAAATGAGTATAAATAAAAAACTCAAAGAAATCAAAGATTTTCTAGAAAGTGAAAAAATTGGAAAAATCTTTATTGACAAAAGACCCAATGGGGTTATATTAATAGAAACAACAGAAACAGAGAAATATCAAAACAGAGTATGCAAAAAAGCAACCTAATTTCAAAAGTTTCAAATAACAATTGAATAAAATATAAATAACGACGTACACAAAATGATGACCGTATTTATAAATTTGAGGAACTAAAAAGCCTTGATTTTATACATACGGTCTTTTTTTGTCTAAAAACTAAAAAGGTAAAGGAAAAATGAAAGATGAAAACATAAAATTATTGATTAAAAATGAGTATGAAAACGGCACAAGTATGAGTGTTTTAGCGAAGAAATACAACGTAAAGTTAAATACAATAAAAACTTGGAGCGCTAAAGAAAAATGGATTAAAAAAAAACGTAATACCACAACCAAAAAAGGTACAACCAAAAATAGCAAAAAACAACCGAAAAAAACGGTTGTGATTGATAAAGAAACTCAAATAAAATCAGACATAATTGATGATGTTTCAAAATATGAAATAATGGCAAAAAACGGCATAAGCGAAAGAACTTATTACAGAAAAAAACAGAGTGTTAGAGTAATTCAGATTGAACGTAGCGAAAAAATATTAAGAACTATTTCAGAGAAAAAATATAACGATGCTGAAAAAAGATTGTCTAAAATAGCAGAAAAAAAATCTAAATTGGAAACGCAATTTTTGGAATCTGAGAAATTAGAAAAAGAAGAAATGCAACTAATTACAATGAAATTGAATTTATTGAAAGAGTTTGAAAGAGATATAAAGATTGGTGCGAGAGTTATAGGTGACTATAGACAAGCTGAATTAGAAGAACAGTTAGCTGATGAATTGTTGCAACAAGAGAAATTAGAAATTGAAAAATCTAAAATTAAAAAAGATGACGAAAAGGAAATTGAAAAAGAAAATGAAATGATTGAATTGTTAAAAAATATAACAAAGAAGGTTGAAAAAAATGAATGATTTAACACCAAAACAGTATGAAGTGTTAGAAACGTTTAACAAAGAACAACCAAGGATCACAATTTTAACAGGAGCAAAAAGAAGTGGAAAAACATTTTTAAATAATTTTCTTATGTTGTCACATATAGCAACATTAGCTAATCAAAATCTTAATTTTATTGTAATTGGAGCAACAAGCGGAAGTATTTGGCGGAATGTTCTAAACGACTGGGAAGTTATGCTAGGAAAGCAATTTAAGCCAAAAAAAGATGGAAGTTTTAAGCTATTCGGAAACAATGTTTATTTATTTGGTGGAGAAAAGGCAGACAGTTGGAAGAAAATGAGAGGTATGACTTCTCACGGCACTTATATAAATGAGGCAACAGCATTACATCAAACTTTCATAACGGAAGCATTTTCGAGAACATCTGGAGAAGGTGCAAAGATATTTATTGATACAAATCCAGATAATCCAGCTCACTTTGTTAAAAAAGATTATATCGACAATGCTGGAGATAGATTGGAAAACGGCAGATTGAATATTCTAGTCAGTAATTTTAAGCTAGACGATAACGTTTTTCTCAATAAGGAATATGTGGATTCTATTAAAAAGACAACGCCAAAAGGTGCAACTTACGACAGAGATGTTTTGGGATTATGGGTAGCTCAAGAAGGAGTTGTGTTTGCAGATTTTTCGGAAAAAGAAAACGTAATTGAAAATATAGATAATGTTGAAATAAAGGAATATTACATCGGAGTTGACTGGGGATTCGAACATTACGGAACTTTGGTAGTTATCGGAGTGGATTTTGAGGGGAATTATTATATTGTCGAAGTAATAGCAAAACAACATAAATATTTCGATTATTGGGAAATGCTAATTTTACAGAAATATAAAGAATATAGGGCCTCAAGAGTATTTTGTGATAGCGCCAGAGCTGAATACGTACAAGGACTTTTGGATTTTGGAATAAATGCAGAAAATGCTAAAAAAGACGTAAAAGAAGGTATTGATTTGGTTGGGGCTATGTATAAAAGGAATAAGCTAAAAATTACAAAGAAAGCCTTCAAAGGAAAGTTCGAGAGTGAGATATACTCGTATGTTTGGGGTAAAAACGATGAACCACTTAAAGAAAATGACGATGTAATGGATGCGATAAGATATATTTTGTATAGCTTGAAAAAAGATGAAGGCGGAATTGCTTATTTATATTAGAAAGGAGGGCTAATGAATAAAGAAGAGAGAACAAGAGTAAAAACTTATTACGACAGAGAACAATATAGCAAATCTAATTTGAGTAAGAATATGCCGGGATTGTTTGAAGGAACGGTTGAAATTTTTAATCCGATTAGAGATATTGTTAAGGCCCTTTCGAACACAGCTTTAAAAGATTTGAACATAGACAATGATAAATTGAAAAAAATTTGGGAAATTAATCAAATGACAACATTTAGTAAAAAGATAGCTAAAGAGATGTACTTAAACGAAGAAGTATTCGTTGAGGTTATATTAACACCTGATGAACAGATTAGGTATCTTTTGTATAGTGTAGATGACATCGAATATGTGGAAGTGTTTGGGGAGATAAAAAGGTTTAAGGTTGAAGGAGAGCAAGTCTATTATGATGAAAATGGTGAAGAGCAGAGTAGAGAGTATTCAAGAGAGTATATAAAACTCGATAATGGAACTGTTAAAAGAGTTGAAAAAGTAGAAGGGGATGTTATTGAAACGCCTTTTATTTTAGAAAAAATACCTGTTTCAAGATTTAAGAATGATAGTAATATTATTGAAGCCTTGAACATTATAGATAAAATCAATGAAACAGAATGTTATATTGGAAAAATCTTTGGGATACATGGTGATCCGTTACTGCATGCAGATAACATTAAGCAATTTGCAGATGTAAATACAAGTAATTCTAAAATTAAGAAAAATGCGCAGCTTTTAGAAGAAGCAAGATATAAGAGAAAGAGAATCATAAACACTTATAACACGAAAGACTTACAAGCTAATTTTAAATATATCGAGTTGACAAATCCACTTATTAGTGAAATGCAAAACGATATAGCGAGGTTAGAAAAGAGATTATCTAATTTGTTTCCGGAGTATCTTTTGGTAGATACAGCGACACAAAATGTCAGCGAAGAAACTTATTTGTTAAAAAATAACGGGCTTAAGACTAAAGTCGCAAGCTTCAGAGAAGATTTTATAAAAAGTTTGCTGGAATTAGACAAAATAGCGTTGGAATTATCAGGAAGTTCTGAGGAATTAACTGAAACAAGTTACACATATTTTGATACTTTTTTGGAAAATGAAAAGAGCGCTAAATTAACAACTTTATCATTAGCTCTTGATATAATAAACAAAGCAAAAGATATTGATGAGGAGTATAAACTTAAAAATTTAATAAATAAAATAACGGACGATACTTTACAAGATTTGAGTGGTTTGTATGATTAAGATAAATTTTGAATGGAATCATAGAGTCGAAAAAAGATTATTTATTTTTTTAAAAAAGATAGCTTTTTCGATTTTTAATGATAAAAAAATAAATGTTAATTACTCAAATTTGCTGAAGACATTTATTAATTATAGTGTGAATTTTGAAAAAGAGTATAAAAGCAAAAAGAATATTGATGTTGAAAAGCATTTAGAATTAGCAAAAAAACAAATAAAAGAAATTAAAGAATGGCAGAATAATTTAAACAATTATGTTGAAAATAATAAACAAAAATCAAATTTAAAGGATATATTAAAAAATAATGCAAAATTCAGAGCAAGAAACATGCTTGGAAATTACTATAAAGATTTTTTAAAAGAAATAATTGCTGGAGAAAGTGAATATTTCGAATGGAATACAATGGGAGATGAAAGAGTTAGACCCACGCACGAAGCAAGAGATGGAAAAATTTATAACTGGGATAATGCCGAAATAGTCCCTGGAGAAGAGCCGGGTTGCAGATGTTGGGCTACTGTTTATTTTCCTAATTCGCAGGAAGAAATTAATGACATAAATCAAAATTCTTGAGAGTTGAAGTATTATAAATCATTTATGAGTTATTTGATGTCGAATCTCAAAAATTTTATAGAGTATCAATATTCTAAATCATTTATGAGTTAGAACAAATAATCTAAAGGAGTGAAAAATGTTTTTAGGACAAGATTTATTAGAAAGAATGAAATTAAATTATGACACTACAACGGAAACAACAGGTGGTGCAGGAGCAAGTAATACTGGTGAAAATAATGGGACACAATCAAATAGTGAAGCTAATGAAACAATAGAAAACTTAAAGGCCCAAATTGAAAAGATAACAAATGATACTAATAAAGAAATCAATTCTTTGAAATCACAATTAGGTCATGCAAATAAGCAAATTGAAGATTATCAAAAAAATGGGAAAAGCGCTGAGGAATTAGCAAAAATGGAAAAAGAAAAATTAGAACAAGAACTCGCTGAAGCTAAAAAACAGTTGAATTTAACAGCGTTGTTAACTAAAAAAAGTGAGTTAGTTGCGCAATTAAAAATTAGTCCGCAGTTTGCTGATTTAGTACAAATTACACCAGATATGACACTTGAGAGATTAGAAACAGCTGTTAAAGATGTAGCAGCGAAAGAAAAAGAGTTTACAACAGAATTTTTGAAAAAAAACTCTATAACAAACGGAGGTTTTAATTCGAAAGATAAGAAAAGAGATGAAAAAGATTTTGTTGATAGAATGATTGAAAAAAACAAAAATAACGAAACAGATCTTACAAAATTTTAGGAGGTTGGGATGTTAAAAAGAACAGTTATGCACAAGGAAAAGTTAAATGCGCAAATTAAAATATTAAAATCTGATTTTGCTAACTATATTTACAAAGATAAAAATACAAACAAAGAATATTTGTTAGCTGGAGCTTTGATTAAAGCAAAAAATGGCGAAGATTTAAGAGAAACAGGGGCCTTTGTAATACCGAGTGGGGCTGGTACTAGAGCCGATGGTGTGTTAGTCCATGATGTCGAATTTAAATATTATAACGACAATGAACAAGCGACAGTTGCAATCGAAGGTGTAGCTTATTTGGATAAATTAATCGAGGTAGGGAAAGAATACACTACACCAGTCACAATAACAAAAGCGGAATTACCAGAAGGTGTGACTTATATTTATAAGGGTAGAAAATAGGAGGTTGAAATGGCAATAAGTTTAACGGATTTATTAAATGCGAAAAGTTTAAATAAGTATTATGCAGGAGTGAAGGGCACTACTTTAGTAGAAGCAATGTTTCCAGCTGGGTTCTCAAATAATTTTGATGTAAATATTTTTGGGAGTTTAGACGGCGGAACGGTTGAAGTATTGCAAAGCAGTCAGTTAGATGCAGATGTAATGTTTAGGGACTGGGATCTAAAAACAGTAACTAAAGGGGACAAACAATTTTTCAGAGAAGCTATGACATTAGATGAAAAACGTAGAAAAGAGTTGTTGGAAATTTTAAATACTGGGAATCAAACGGTAATTGATAACTATTCAAAACAAATTTTTGATAAGTTTGCAGGAGCAAAAGGATTTTTGGCAAGTCCTCGAGCAATCGCTTCTTATGCAGCAGCTCAATTTTTATCAACAGCAAAAGTTACATTTCCAAATGAAAACGGCGGTGGTCAAACAATTAATTATAAATTAGCTGATAAATACAAAGAAACATTGGCTGGGACTAATATTTGGAGCGCAGCAACTGCTAAACCGCTTGAAGATTTAGAAAAATGGAAAGAAATTGCTGAAGAAGATGGTGGAACAGTTGAAATTGCGTTGATGTCAAAAGCTACTTTTAATATGTTGAAAAAACACGATACAGTAAAGGCATTATTTAAAAATACAATTGTTACAGTTACTCCAGCGTTAGTTAAAACAACAATCGAAGATGTAATTGGAATGACTATATTAGTTTGGAATGAAAAAATAAAAGTTGGGAAAACAACAAGAAATGTATTCCCAGATAATGTAGTAACATTAATTCCAAACGGTCAATTAGGGGTAATGGAATATGGGCCTACCCCAACAAAAACTGATGAATTGTTTGGAATGCTAGGAGATAGAGAAGTGGTTGATATTGCTGGGACATTTTCGACTGTTGAGGTTGTAGCAGAATCAAAATCAGCTGGAGTTGTAAATAATGTGAATGTAGTCATTGAGGACTTGGTAGCTCCAAATCCATCTATTATGGATAGCATGTTTATAGCAACAGTAGGGTAGGTGAATTAGATGGTAAAAGAAGACAAAAAGAATGACATAAAAGCTATTGTTATTGCGATAGCTTTAACACCTTTAAGATACAATGATGTTAGATATGAAACAGGTGAGAAAATAGAATTGTCAGAATCAGAGTTTGAGGTTTTAAAAGAAGGTAAACTTGTAAAAAGAAGAGTTGAGGAATAATGTCTGAAGAACTTTTGGAAGAGTTAAAAAAGTATATCCCTGAAACTTCTGATTATGATTTGCAAATAGTTGAGCAATTTTATAAAGTTGCCGAAGAAAAGCATAGTGCAGAAAGAGAGAAGTTGCTCAAGATATTTTTGTTTGGTTATTTATTAACTTCATTAAATGATTTTGATTTTACGAAAGTCCAAATTTCAAATATTGTTATTGAAGAAGCAAATGGAAATAATCCTTATCTTAGGATGTATCAGCAATTATTGAAAACTCTAGATGTTGAAGAAAATGAAAGCGTAACTATATCAATATTTTAAAAGGGGTTGAAATGTTTAATTTTAAAAATAAAGAAAAAGAAGAAATACTACTTGTTGAGTTGAATCATATACTTTTAAACGTTGGTGACAATGAATTAGATTTGACTCAACGAAGAGTAAATATTGCAAAGCAGGAGATAGAAAAAAGAAAATTAAAAATAGAGATCATAAATTTAGGTGATAAAGATGCCTTGCAAACTAACAGTGAAACAGAAACCAAAAAACAAAAATTTGGAGAAGTTGTTGGCAATGAATCCTCAAAAGATAGAAGTGGGAACGGTAACGAATTATAGTGTCAAAGGTGGATTTGATGTTTTTGGATTATCAAATGTATTGGATAGTGGTTCAAGTCGTGGAGTTCCTGGATGGAATTATAATCAAAAAGCTTTTGAACAATTTAATCCTATGGCTGCTAGATACTTTAAAGAAGGAGTTGCAAGGATTATAAATGGAAGTTTTGATGTTGCAGCAATGACGAATAAAATTGGAACTGAAGCTAGTACAAGATATAAATCAATGATTGAAAGGATAAAAAGTCCTCCAAATAGTCCTGTAACAATCGCGAGAAAAGGATTTAATAATCCAATGATTGAAACTGGGCATTTTAAGAGCAATATTGCGGCTAAAATTAACGGGGGGAGAATTGTCGGCAGAGGTGGTGGATAATGGATAGGAAAACAAAATCAGCTATTAAAAAAACCTTGAAAGTTATAGAAAAATTGTCAGATGATGTGATTGTGTATTCAGAAAATTCTGAGATTGAATTTGACGAAATGGGCAATCCTCTTCAAAATAAAATAGAAAAGATGGTGAAAATGGCTATACTGACACCTAAACATAATTCATCATTTCCACAAAGTATGGACGGAAGTTTTTTATCGAATAAAAAAGAGGGATATTATATTTTGAATGATAATCAGAATTTTAAAGTATCGGAAGGTATAAAAATAAAGCATAAAGATGTGATTTACAGGGTTGTGAATATCGAGGAAAATTATGGGGAATTTTTGAGAATGGAGCTGAATATAGATGACAAGCGAAATTAAAAAAGAACTTGTGAACGATATAAAAGAGTTCTGCAAAAAGTTTGGTATAAATCAAATCATAAATGAAGATAAAAGAGACGAGATACTTGCTGAGCAATATGAAAAACTCAAATTTCCAATTGTTTTTTATAATATATACATTGAAGACGCAGGGAATCCAATTCCTTTTGGCAATGATGAATATTGTTATGACGAAGAAATACAAGTTATCTTGACGTTAGAATCAAGAGAAAAACATAATGATTTCGATATGCTTTATTTATTTTTAGCTAATACAAAAGCAACAAATGATTACTTTGGTGAAAGAAAACATAAAAGGAAAGTTAGAAAAGTATATAAAATACAGGAAACAACTTTTAATTTTATGGGTAGAAGATATTACAAGGAAGTTTTACAGTTTAGTTATTTCGCAGAACATTATATAAATAAAAATTTTAAGGAGGAATAATGGCAATACAGAGAAATGATTTAAATACTTTGAATAATGTACAAATTAAATCAGAAAATAACAGAGCTTTTTATGCTGATGTCAGAAGTTTGATGTTTTTTACAAAAGATTTTGCAATATCGCCGACATTTATTACAGAACCTGGCGACTTGTTGGAATTAAATATCAGCGGTTTAAATGAAAATCATAATTTTTATAAATTAATAGCTAGTGCATATTCACAAGCGTATACACCGTTAAATGTAGTTGTTTATGGGAATAATACAGCAGCAACATTTACAGAGCTTATGAATACATATATAGATCATGAGGACGCTTTTGAAGTCACTAACTGGATTACTAATATGGATATTGTTTCTGAAAAAACGTATATTAACAGTATAGTATCTTATGCAAAAACTGATAAGGACAAACAATTTTTTATAGCTGTTGATTATGAAAAAGTAGGAAGTGCAGCCGAAGCTGTAAAATTACAAACGGAAAATAATGTGAATAACGTTGCGTTTGTAATCGAAGGAGCTAAAAATTTAGCTAAAGGAAATTGGCTTACAGGGGCCTTAGTTGGTGGAACAATAGGATATAAAGATTTAGGAAGTTATATTGTTCATTCAACTCAAATAACTGGTTTTGTCCAAGAAAATTTTACAAAAACTGAGCAAAAATCTTTTTGGGACGCTGGATTAAATTACTTATCTAAACCAACTCAAGGTTATTTTCATATTGTAAATGGACTTAATTCTGATAATAAAACATTTATCGAATTAAAATTAATTGAAATTTGGTTGAGAGATGGTTTAAAAAAAGATTTAACAATATTTCAGGTGAGAAAAGACAAAATACCTTTGAATGATATTGGTAGATTAATGATTGAATCAATCATTAGAGAACGTTGTAGACAAGGGGCAAGTGCTGGAATGTTTATGGTTGATAATGCTGGAAGTTATTTTGGAACAATAATGCAAAAAGATAAAAACGGTAATGAGTTTAGTATAAAATTAGGTCATTTAACAGTTAGTGAATTAACACAAGAATCAATTAGAGAAGGTAAGTTCAAATTTGATTTAAGAGTAACTTTTCTAAATGGTGTGAGAAATTTAGCATTAACAGGAACAATCACAACAGATGGAGAAATTGTATTCGATAAATAAAAGGGGGTAAATTAAATGTCAACAAAACAATATAATGTGGATAACGTTAAAATTGTGTTAACTGCTGCAGGTATTCCTTACGCAATTACTTGCAGACATGAAGATGGTTTTGAGGATGATCCAAACACAGAAAGTTCGAGCTCAACAATTGCGAGTTGTGGGCAAAAGGTTGTTAATGTATCAGTCGACGAGAGTGTATCTATCACATTAAGTTTACTTTACGGAAGCAGCGAGCACAGAACAATGGAAAGATTGCACAAACTTTGGAAAGCAAATAAAGGACCGTTTCCAATGTTTATGGTAATAACTGATACAAATACAAATGAAACTTATATATATAATGGTGTTTCATTTAAGAAAAAAGCTGCATTAAAATATGCAAACGAAAGTGGAACTGAAGCTAGAGCATGGGAGTTTGAAGCAGAGAGTAGAGAGCTTGTAATGTAGAAAAATTATTTAACAAAGGAAATAAAATCATAAGGACAATGGCAATTGAATAATGACTGTGAAAACTAAAATATTTGTTTTTTAAGTTTGGGATAGTGGTATAATTAAAATTATTCTTTAATTTATCTTAGAAATAGTGTATAATATAGTAAATTATTTTTAAGGAGGAATGATATTAAATGTTTTTAATATTTTGGGTAGCCTGTATATATTTCTATGTTAGGGTAATTAGATTCGGCTTGAAAGAAATTTCTAAAATTAAAGAATACAGAAAAACTATGAGCAAGAAAGAGGCAAAAAAGAAAATTAAAAGTGAAAGAACTAAAAGGGATAAACTGGATTCCATATTAGCAGTTGTATTTTTGTTTCTGGCGGTAGTTAGTTCGCCAAATTCAGGGAATAAAACCGAAACAGCAGAGAAAAAAGAAGTTAAGAAAGTCGAAGCCAAAAAGGAAGAGGTTAAGAAAGAAGAGCCAAAGGGTGAAGCAAAAACAACTGAAGTTGATAAATCTATAGCAACAAAAGAACAGAAAAGGCTTGTAACGTTTTTAGAAAATGCTGATAATCAATATTTTGATGATTTTAAAGAAATTTTAGGTGCTTTTGATAAACAAGATTCTGAGAAAGCTAAAAGGCTGTTGAGCAAGTACAAAACAAAACTAAAGGATGTTTACAATAATGTGTTGGATTATGAGTGCAAGCCTACAGAAAATCGAATTTTCGATAAAGAGTGTGGAGAAATAACACAATTAGCTTCTGAAGAATATACTTTGAAAAATAACATTATTAATGAAATAGAAAATTTTTTCAACGACCCTAATCAAACCACATTAGACAATGTGAGAAATCAGTTTTTAGCCATGATTGAAAAGAAAGAGGAGCTTAAAGATAGATATATAATATTTAAGAATAAAAATTTTTAAAAAAGTTCTTGACTTTTTACACGGGATAATATATAATATATTCACGGGTAGAAAGTAGGTGGAAAATGAAAAAAATTGGACGACCAAAAAGTGATAATCCAAGAAATATAAGATTGGAAATAACTTTGAATAAAAATGAAAATGAAAAATTGAAAAGAATGTCAGAAACTTTAAAATTAAGTAAGACAAGTACAATTGTAAAAGGATTAGAACTTTTGGAAAAAGAATTGGATAAATAAAAAAATACCCTCTATCCAAAATGAACAGAGAGTATATAGATAATATATCTAACCAATACTATTATACTATATATTCTCTTAAAAAACAAATATTTTTAGGAGGAAAATTTTATGACACTTAGACAAGAACTAGGATTTGAAATTACAGAAAGTTTATTGGATGAACACAACCACAAGTTAAAATCAGCAAAAAAGGTAGTATTTGATTTATTAGAGGAAATGTACGAAATGCTGTCTAAAGAAAATTTGGATAAATTAATGGATTTGGAAGACGCTTTGGGCGAATATTATCAAACAATTAAAAGAGAATACTATGAGGCTGGTTCAAACATAGACACATTGGTTCAAAGAAACTGCGAAAAAGAAGTTGCTGAAAAAGTGGCAAGAATTGAAAGAAAAAATATAGTATAATGGAGGATAAAAGAATGTACGATTTAAAAGTTATAAATGATGAAAGATTTCAAATATTCAGTAAAGAAAATTTAGGAAGTGTAAGAACAATTTTCGCTAATGACGAAGTATGGTTTTGTGCGAAAGATGTTTGTAGTATTTTGGAAATAAAAAACGTTACACAAGCTGTCCAAAGATTAGATGAAGATGAACGGTCTATGTTTAACATAGGTCGTCAAGGAAACACTAATTTTGTTAACGAAAGTGGATTATATACTCTGATATTACGAAGTGATAAAAAAGAAGCAAAACCATTTAGAAAATGGATAACATCGGAAGTTATTCCAGCAATCAGAAAAACAGGAAAATATGAAGAGAAGAAAAAACCTCTTACACAGGCTGAATTAATTTTACAGCAGGCACAATGGATGGTAGAAGCTGAAAGCAGAATCAATAATATTGAGAACAATGTAATCGGACTTGCAAACACTATTGAGGATAACGACAAGAGTATAAAAAGATTGGAAAATAACCAAAGAAGAACAGTAACAAGCAACCATTTGACAGTAATAGCTTATGCTAATATAAAAGGAATAAAGCCAAAATCATACCACGCACCTTCTATAGGAAAGAAAGCAACTAAGATATGCAGGGAAAAGGATTTATTAATAGGAACAACAGTTGACAGCCGATACGGATTAATTAATACTTATCCTGTTGAAGTTCTGGATGAAATATTTTTTGAATAGTGATAGAAAATTTACTAGACCAAATTGAAAATTAAATAGGAAACATTAAATCACAGTCATTAATTTGATTGTGATTTTTTTGTTACAAAAAATAAAATAAAAAATATAAGGAGAAAATAAAATGAATTTAGAAAGAAAATACACTGAAGCAGAAAAAGAAGCTATTAATATGTCAAGAGAAATGGCAGGATTAGGGCCATTAGAGCAAGAAGAAAAGGCAACCGAAACAACAAATGATACAGAATTGGAATCTGTCGAGGCTCAAATGGTTGCTGAAACAGTTGAAGATATAAAGCAAAGAAGAAACGAAAACGAAAGAAGAAGGATAAAACAGCAAGGAGGATTAAGACCAAAACAGATATTTAAATACACTTTGATTGACTGGGACAGAAAACCAAAGGATGTGATTTGCACATATCCTACCACAAAGCAAGCGTCAAAATATTCAAAAATGGATTTTGATCCAGTAACTGGAAAAGGAGTACTTGATTTCGGTGATATAGTTGATTGTTTTTATAATGATGACTTGTTACCACGATTCAATATCGAAGATTTTCCATCGAGCGAAATCATTGGATTAGGTGTATTTTTATCGGAAGTGGTAAGAAATCCCTTCCTTAAATAGGAATCCAGCATTTTTTCATGAAGGGAAAATATATTTTAATAAAGATGAAATGTTAAAAGATATAACAGAAATTGAAAATTTAGCATTTCAATTGGAAATAAATGACAATTTTAAAAGTTTTAATTCTTTTGTTTTTTTAAAAAAATATAATGAAAATAAAATCTCTGAAAAAGAGTTCGAAACTTTTTTGAAAATGTGCTTTTATGATACAGAAATTCAAAAAGCAAAAGAAAGAGAACGGAAAAAGATTAAGAAAGGAAGATAAATGGCTAGCGGAGTAGGAGTTACTTATGAGTTAGAGTTTGTTATTAAAGATAAAAACACAAAGCAATGGATACAATCAATGCAAAAAGAAGCTGAAAAACTAGCTAAAACATTAGATAAGGTTAGTTTAAATAATTTTAATAAGCAGATACAACATATGCAAAAGCACTTGCAGGCACAAGGGGATAAACTCAAATCTCAAATGAAAATGGCTCAGGATATGATGAAAACTCTTGGAACTGGCAAAACTGTAAAAAGTGGATTGGATAACGTAAAAAAAGAAACACAAGAAGCTAAAAAGAAAATGGATGATTTAAATAAAGCTAAAGAAGCAGTTGGAAAGTCGGTTAAGAATCCTCTTGGAAACGTGGCCAAAGGTGCTGACACTGCAATGAAAAAAGTTAAAGGACTTTTAAATAAAGTTCGTGACGGAGCATTGTATAAGGCGGGAAGTTTTATTACACAGGCTGGAATGGAAGCGTTGCAGGAATATGGACAAACTGATTATGAATTACGTGGCGCTTCCGCCAAAACAGGTGGATATGGTGTTGATTTAAAAGAGTATAGGCGACTAACTAAAAAAGTTGGAGGAGATACAAAATTTAATAACTTAGATGTTGCACAAGCTATTAATGCAGGAGCAACTTTAGGAATTAAAAAAGATGAAATGAAACAAATAATCCCAGCAGCTGCAAATTTAGCGCAAGCGTTTAATTCAGACATAACACCAGCTCTTGAAATGGTTAAAATGCACATGAATTCTTATCAATTGTCTGCGAAAGAAGCTCAAAAAGTTACTGATATGATAGCCGTTACATCTAAAAATACAGCTGCTGATTTGCCTAGATTGGCAGAAGGATTTAAGTATGTTGGAGCGTCTGGGAAAGCATTAGGAGTACCGCTTGAAACAGTTTATGCGATGTTAGGTAAAATGAATGACAATGGATTAACAGGGTCAACAGCAGGTACTGGATTAAATCAAATGTTTGAAAGTTTGAAAGATTTTAAAAAACGTGGAAAACTTGAAGATTTAATTGGTAAGGTTACAGATGAAAAAGGTAATTTACAGGATATGGTTTCGATTGTCGAAAGATTAAAAGGTGTAACTGACAAAATGGGTAATGCGGATAAAGCTGGAGTATTAAAAGCTATATTCGGAGTACAAGGAGGTAGAGCTGCTAATACACTATTGAATGGAAGTATAGAAGACTTGAAAAAGCTTCAAAACGAAATAAAAAATAGTAGTGGGGTAGCTAAGCAATTGAGTGATTTTATGATGCAAGGAAGTGCAGGAGCGGTTGAAACTTTAATGGGAACAATGTCAAGCACGTTTGCAGCGGTATTTGACTCATTAGAGCCTTTATTAGTCCCAGTTGCAGGGTTATTTATGGGGATAGCTGAAGCAATTGGACAGGTAGCAGAAAAAGCGCCTTGGCTATTGCAATTAGTTTCTATTTTGGGAGCTTTAGTAATTGGAGAAATGGTATTTAATAAAATGAAATCAAGCATTGGGCCTTTCATTTCTGGAATAAAAGAAGCTATTGCAAGTGTTAGTTTATTAAAAATAGTCCTTTACGGACTATTGGCGATTGGTTTAGTAGTTATATTTAATATGTTCAAGCAATGGCAAGATTATTTACAACAAAATGCTGACGTAAACAAAGTGTGGACGGCTACATTGCAAAGTTTAGGAAGTGCATTAGGAGCAATTGGTGATTTAATAATGGCTGTTATCGGTGCAATATTTGGTTTTAGCGCAAAATCAGAAGATGCTAAAGATAAAACTAAAATTTGGGGAATGACAGCTGATGAAGTTAAGCAAAAACTAGAATCTTTTAAAGAAAAAGTAGATAAATTTTCAGAAAGAGTTCGTGAAATGACCAAATGGGTTGAAGAAAACAAAGAAACTGTTAAATTCTGGGGAACTGTATTTTTAGGATTAGCTGTTGGAATAGGTATATTATGGGCTCTAACTGCGGCACAATCAGCATTTAACGCAGTTGCAGCTTTGAATCCATACGTTTTAATAGCAATGGCAATAATAGGTGCTGTAATGTTAATTTGGATGGGACTTACTTGGCTATATAATAATGTAACTTGGTTTAGAGATGGCGTTAATATGGTTTGGGATTTTATAAAAGAACACTGGGTAATGATATTGTCTTATTTAGGAGGTTTTTTAATAGGTGGGCCAATCGGTATAGCACTTGTTTGGTTATATAACAATGTGAGTTGGTTTAAAGATGGTGTTAATGCAATTTGGGATCAGATAAAAGAACATTGGGAAATGGCGGTAGGAGCAATCGCTGGTCTTTTAATAGGAGGTCCAATTGGGGCTGCAATCGGGGCTTTTATTGGCTGGCTTGTTGAGCTTTATAATAAAAACGAAACTTTTAGGAATGCAGTTAATACAGTTTGGAATGCCGCCAAAAAAATTATTTCAGAGGCTTGTTCAGCAATAGCAGGGGCAATTGGAGGAGTTATTAGTGTTTTAGGAACTGCAATATCGAGAATGGCAGAATTTCTTGCAAAATCTAAAACTGCTTCACAGCAAAAAGCGATAGGGGCAGCATTCACTCCACAGCCTTTAACATATCAAAGTGCAAGTTTAGGTAATTTAGGACATAAAGCGGTTGGGACTAATAATTTTCAAGCTCAAGGTGGTGGGGGAATGACTACTATCGATGAGCATGGAGATGAAGCTATTTGGTTGCCAAACGGCTCAATGGTTGCAAGAAACACAACAACTAACGATATGTTGAATAATTTAAAATCTATTAAAGCTAATACTCGTGGTGGACTGAAAGACAGTGGAACAGTTGTTACAAATAATAATCATTTTGTATTTAATGTTAGTGGAAATGATGAAACACTAAACGAATTAAAAAATGAACTTGAAAAATTAGGAATAGTTTAGGAGGTATAGAATGCAAGTATTAGATTTTTTAAAAAAAGCAATTGCAGGATTTGAAGCACAAAAAGATAGACTTGAAAAAATGTATTTAAAATATTTTGGCATAAAACCTAATGGATTTTTAGGTACTATACCTCTTTTAGTAATTTCGACCGATTATAGTCAAGATAATGAAATAACAGGCTACAAATCGTATTTAAAAGATAATTTTAATGAAAATATGTTTGTGAATCCATATACATTAAAAATTGAGGTAATTTTACACGGTAAAGAATGGAAAGATGAACTCGAGAAATTAGTTAAAGAATCAAAAAAAAGAAATTATACAACATTTATGTATACTAAATTTGATAAAGTTTATGCTCCACTTGCAATAACTAGTGTCAGTTACTCGGAAAATTATCAAAATTATACTAGTATAAAAGTTTCGATAAATTTAAAAGAAGTAAACTTGTTAAAATTTACTACAACTGACGGAAAGACTACAACGAGTGCTTATGATCCAGAGACTAATACCCAAAATCGAGAAATGTCTGAAGTTTCGATGAGTGAATCAATGAAAGGTGGACTTGGAGATGATCCTAGAACAGGAGATATTTAAAGCATGAGAAAATTATATAGTTTTGATATTTTATATAAGAAAAATAAAAAAAGTAGTTACAGAATTTTATTAGACGATGGAGAAAAAACGTTGTTAGTTACATTGGAAATTTACAATATAAAAGAACTTTGGTATTTAGATGTAAAGACGGATAACGAAAATTTACATATGGGCCAAAGAATTAATGCATATGAAGATTTGTTCTTATTGTGCAGAAGACGATATAAAGAATTTCCAAATGTTAAAATGATAGCTTTGCCAATTAATTTGAATGGCTTTAATGTTGAGTTTACAACGGAAACGGCTGGAATATTACAGGATATTATGGTGGTGGTTTAATGGCTGAGATCATAGAAAATATACAAAATAACGGAGTAAATGATAATTACTATATTTTGTGGGACAGATATGCAAAAGTAACTTTTAAAGTAAAAAAAGGATATGAAACAGAGGAAATTGAATTTGAAAGATTTCAAATTGAAAATGGAGTTGATTATTCGCCAGATTTCGAGATACAAACTGAATTTGATATAACAGAAAGCACTAATATTGCTAAAATAGTTATTTATAATTTAACAGATGAAATGATTAAAAAATTAAAAAAAGGTGTTGAAGTAGTTATTGAAGCTGGGTATTGGAATGATGGAGTAAATAAAGATATTGGTGTTATCTATAAAGGGATTATCGAGAGTTTGAAAGGAAGTTGGAGCAACGCTGATAAGAAATTTGAGATAACTTGTAATACTTATAATGATGAATACAAGGACACAAAAATAAATCTTAAAACTGGAAAAGGGACAAAAGCTAGTACAATAATAAAATTAATTTTATCAAATTTGGATAAATTAAAAGCTGGGACAATAGAGCTTGGTAAGGATATTGATTATAAAGACGGAAAAACAATGCATAACAACGTAAAACACATCTTTAAAGAAATAGCAAAAGATACTAAAAGTGTTTTTTTTATAACAAATGGAGTTGTCACTTTTCAACCACGAGATAAGATAAATAGAGGTATTTTAGAATTTGATCCGAATCGATTTCAAGATGTAAAAGAAAATGACGGCACTTATACATTGAAAAGTATATTTGATCATAGATTCCAAGAAGGTTTTAAGATTAATTTGGATTTAAAAAAGGAATTTGAGCAACTTGAAATTAAAGGAGAGTATCTTATCACAAAAGGTAAGCATGTTATTAATTTTAAAAGCGATGCATACACAGAGTTAGAAATAAAAACTAAATTTGATGATGAAGAAACTAAAAAAGCTAACGAAATCGAAATTGTTTCTGGAAAAAAAGGGAAAAATGAGAAAGCATCTAAAAATAAAAAGAAAAAAGCAAAAGAAAAAGATGATAAAAAGAGTAAGAAAAATGAAAAAAATACTAAAAAAACAAGCAAAAAAGAAAACGAGGTTAAAAAATCTAATAACACAGAAACTAAAAAAACTGCAAAAAAAACTACTACAAAAAGTAGCGGAAATAAAAAAGAAAAAGACTGGGATAGAATAGTGAGAACATATGGAGTAGGAGGTAAAAAGTGAGAAAAAAAACAGTAGGAGATCATATAGAATCAATGATAAGTGGAAGATTTGATAATTTGAATACTTTTGCAATAGCTAAAATTGTTGAAGTAGATAACTCTAACATGAGCTGTAGTATACAAATGTTAGATATTCCTGAACTTTTTGGCAGACGTGATGAAGTTGAAATAATTGAAAATGTTCCAATTGCTCCAATTTTTTGGGGGAGTAAATGCAAAGTAAATGCTCCATTAGCTGCAAATGATAAGATTTTAGTAGCTTTTTGCCAACATGATACATTTAACGCAAGAAATACTTCTGAACCTTGTGAACCGAACTCTAGTGCAAAATTTGATATAAATAATGCTGTTGTAGTTGGACAAATAACAAGTGATGCAGAAAAGAACATATCGAACGACTTTTATATCGCTTATGGTGGAACACTTGTGGCAATAAATGATAGCGGTGTCAATATAAAAGGAGGTTCAATCAGTATAAGTGGGCCTGTTAAAGTTGACGGAAGTTTAGAAGTGAGCGGAGACGCTACAATTGGTGGAAAGTCATTTTTAACTCATACAAATGGTGGATTACCATTGGATTAGGAGGAAATCATGGAGAGTGTAGAAAGTTGGCTAACAGAAAAAAATGATGATAAAGAAATAGATGTTGCAATCGGTAAAAATATTATATTAAGTTCAGAATTAGAAAAAATAAGATTACGTTTGGAAAATAAATTGAGGTTATTTTTTAACGAATGGTTTTTGCATAAGAATGAAGGTATTTATTGGCTTAAAAGAAATGAAAATAATGGACAAATAGGAAATTTGTTAGAAAAATTTAATATAGAAGCCCAGGTCAAAGAAACCATTTTGTTGGATGACGATGTGGCAGAAATAACAAAGTTCGAAAGCAATTTTGAAAATAGAAATGGAAACTATAATTTTAAAGTGGAAATGTTATTGAAAAATGGAAAGACTTTAGCGTTTTAGAAAGGAGGAACAGTGGATTTTGGAGTAACAGAAAAGGGATTTGTGTTAAAAAGTTTTACAGATATTATGAAAGATATAGAAAATAGGTACAAAGCAAGATTACAAGATAATAATTATGTTTTAGATTTTAATACTCCAGAAGGGATTCATTCTGAAGCTATAGGTTATGAGCTATCGCAAATATGGGAAGAATTGCTTGAATTTAATAATCAAATGAATCTAAATACAGCAACAGGGATATATTTAGATTTTTTTGGGACTTTACTGAGAACTCCACGAAAAGCAGGGGCTTATGCAACTGGACAGGTTAAGATAACAGGAGAAAAGAATAAAGTTATACCGGCACAAACTATTATAAAATACGCTGAAAAAGAATATAGGCTATTATCAAACGTTGCGTTGGATAAATTAGATAATAATGAGTATTATGGGATAGGGTTTATTCAGGCTCTTGAAATCGGAGAAGAAAGCAATATCACAAGTGATGTTACTTTTACGACTGAATATGAAGGAGTTGCTAAAATTAAAAATGATGCGGATGTAATTGGTGGTGCAAATAATGAGAGTGATAGTCTTTATAGGGAAAGACTTAAAAGAAAGGAAACAGTTGAACAAACCGCTACACATGCAGCATTATATAACGGATTAATGGCTTTGGAAAATATTAAAAATGTATTGATATTAGATCCTGAGACCGAGCCAGCTACTGAAGCTGGAACAGTTAAAATATTTTTAGAAGGAACACCAGACAACAAAATTTTTGAAACTATTCTGGATTTGAAAGCGGACGGAATATTAACTCTTGCAGATTCTAATGCACAAACTTTTGAAAAAAAAATAAAAAGAGGTGTATTTGAAAGAAAAATAATATATAACATCATAAAATACAGTACGTTATTAATAAAAGTTGAAGTTTTGGAAACAAAAAATTTAGATGAAAAAGATAGTCGTTGGACAAAACAAATACAACAGGAAATTTTAAATTATATTAATAATCTAAAAACAGGAGAATCTATTAGTTATTTAAAGACATATTCAGAAGTGTTAGGAATTGACGATATAAGAAAAATAAATCTAAAAATGGGATTAACAGAATCCGATGTTTCAATACAAAATTTCGACAAAATATTTACAGTCCCGGTTGGTCAAAAATTTCAAATCAATGAAAATAATATCGAGGTAACTTATGTTTAAGAATAGCGAAGAGTATACGGATAAAATAATAAGTAGATTTCCGCATATGTACAGAAGAGATAGAGAAAGCAACAATTATTTTTTACTGAATTTATATTTAGAAGAAATAAGGCGAGTAAGCAAAGGAATATATGAACTTTTGAAATCTTTAAATATTATGGAAGCAGAAGGTTATGTATTGGACAAATTTGGAACATCTTTTAATTTGAAAAGGGACACGAATGAAAATGATGAAAATTATAGAAAAAGAATACTTGCGGAAATTTCAAGGAAAAGTAAAAACGCAACTTTTGAAACAATCTTAAATGTACTCAAGATTATAATTGAAAATTACGAGCAGAATATATTTATTTTTAAAGAAGGGATTATAAAAGATAGAGTTAAAAATATAGATTTTAAAGTTAAAAATGGAAGTTTTAAAGGAAAATCTGAAACGCAGTTTTACAAAGAAAAAGCAGGAAGCATTTACATTATATTGAATAAGAGACTGTCTGCATATATAAAAAAGAGCATCTTGAATATTTTGCTTGAAATAAGAGCGAAAGGTGTGGAAATAACTGTTGATTTTAAATATAAAGTGCAAACAGCTAATTATATTTCAAATGGGGCCTTTGTTGGAGTGAAAAGAATTTTAAAAATAGAGGATAGCTTTTATGATGAGATTTTGCAACAAAAAAGTTATGAGAGTAATTTAGCAAGAATAAATGTAATAACACAAGAAGGAGTAAGATAGATGTTAAAAAAAATAAAGGATTGGATAGGAACGAATTTGGATGTTTACAAAGTTGAAAACGCAAATGATGTTGGTGTTGGATTGGTTAGGCATATTTGGAAAGGTGAAGAAACAGCAACTCAAGTTGGGACAACATTATCAGCGCAAGTCATGAATGATTTACAAAAAGGATTGGTTCACACTCTAGATACAATTAGAACTGTAGGAACTAATAAAGATATCTACGAAGTTGCATTGACTGGAATCGAAGAGTTTGGCGTATTTGACGGATTAAAATTGTTAATTAGAATTGATGGAGAAAATCAGTTTGAGGATGTATTTTTAAAATTAGGTGGTATAGAATATCAGATCTATCAATTAAAAAATAATATGTTAGATAAGATTGACAAAGGGATTTTAAAAGACAAAAAGGAATATTTGCTCAATTTCAAAAACAATTCCTTTATTTTGTCAGATAGCACTTTGTACGGATCACAAAAAGGAACGGCATTAGAAGGAAATCGGTTAGCTGAAATTCTAGGATTACAATTTGGCGGAAACATACAAGACATTGGCAATAAAACGAAAGGTAAATTTTATTATGACAACGTAACAAAATTTTACTATGAATGTATCGAGGATAATTCTTTAACTTACAACGATAGCGGAAAATTTAGAGCAATAAGTAACAAACCGATTTCGGACAAATTAGAAAATTTGTTCGGAGTTCAAAAATCTCGAGTTGGCTCAATTAAATTTGCTGGCATTGAAATTAAATGGGGAATAGTTCCGGACGGAACCTCAACATTGCGATTCCCAACGCCTTTTTCTAACGCCTGTTTTAATGTGCAAATTAGCCGTTTAGGACCACCTGTTAATGATACAACAGGTTCAGGTAGTCCCGGAGCTTCAACAATTTTAGCTATTTATAGGACTCATTTTGATTTAGATAGCGTAATTGGAGCTAGCGATAAATCTGAGTTGACTTATTTAGCAATCGGTTATTAAACGACCCCGACTGTCATCCAGTCAAACCCCATCGTGCTAGCACTACTAAAAAAAGGACATTGAGTTTGGTTACGACCAGAGTGAACTACTGTCCCATTAGAAGACCAGGTCGAGATTGTTATAGTCGGTAATTGCTTGTAGGCAATAGGATAAACTAAAGTGTATTGGCTTTTAGGCACTGAAACAGATCCCCATTGTATTAAAATACTTCCTATTTTTAAATGACCGTTTCCACTATTTTTGAACAAATTTTCTAGTCTATAATGTAATAAAAAACATTATGGAGGAGATGGTGAAAATGGAATTACAAAAACTGAAAGGAAGAAACGCAGAGATTTATTTGGAGTATTTGAACAGTAGTATAGCTAAGAATGCAGCAACTAAAAACACGACTTATAAGACATATCTTAACAATATGAAACAGTTTGTCGGATATTTAAAAGAGTATGAGAACAATCGTTATTTATTGAGTAAAGAGACGTTAAAGTTTGTTGTGAGTATACTTGAGAGATACATAAGATATTGCAGAGAGGTCAAAGGGAACAATGCTAGAACTATTAACAATAAAATAACGGCAATTAGTAGCTTTTACATTTGGGCGGTTAAGCGTGATTTAATAACAACACATCCGTTTCGTGATAAATTGGATAGACTAAAGGTTACTGATGTGGAAAAACGGAGAAATAGCTATTATCTTACAAATAAAGAGATAATTGAGATTAATATCAAAATGGAAATGGACAAACGGTATGATTTGCAAGACAGGATCGTATTTAACTTGATTATTGATACAGCTTGTAGAATTAGTGCATTGCAGTCGATAAAATTGGGGAATATTGATTTGGAGAATGGAATAATATTTGGAATAGTAGAAAAAGAACAAAAGATTGTGGAGTTTGCGATATTTGAGGAAACAACGGAATTGATAAGGGAGTGGTTGAGATGTAGAAATGACAATATTGAGTACTTGTTAGTAACTAAATACAACGGGGTATTTAAGCAAATGAGCAAGTCAACGATTAGAGACAGAGTGAGAAAGATTGGAAAACTTGTGGGAATAGAAAATCTGTATCCGCATAGTTTAAGAAAAACATCAATAAACTTGATTGCAAAAACGGCTGGGATTGACCTGGCTAGTGAGTTTGCAAATCATAGCGGAACAGATGTAACTAAAAAGCACTATGTTAAGAAAACGAGTGCGAGAGACAGAAGAAACAAACTGTTAGAAATTCGTAAAAAAGCGGGATTTTAGCAATAAAAAGTAGAGAGATTTATGAATTTGCACGAAATTTAAAAATACAAATACTGATTTTTAAAGGCTTTGAAACAATTTGAGTTTATATTTATATACATTTTTATTAAATTACTAAAATCTAAAAGATGTACAAAGTCAATAAAATTAGTAAATATTTTTCAAAAATCTGAATAAATTCATAAGTTAGTGCAGAATTAAAAACTAAAAAAATAAAGAAATGGAGTGATAAAAATGACGATTGTCTATATTTACGAAACAAATACATTGGAGTGCATAGCACGACCGACTATAACAACACTAGAAAGTTTTAAAGAAAAACCAAATTTATTCTATCCTAACTGGGACGAAGAAACAATGAAATTTTCTGAAACTTTATTGAATAATCCAACTGTTGATTCAAAAACTGGGGAACTTAGAGAAATGACAGAAGTGGAGAAAATAAAAGCTGGTAAAACAACTTTATCAGACGGAAGTTATTTAGACGAGGTTAACGAAACAATAGTTACGATTGCAAAACCAAATGATTGGAGTGTATGGGATGTAACAGAGCATAAATGGAAAGTTGACAATGATTTGTTAAATAAAAAATTAAAAGAATTAAGAGAAAAAGCGTTAAAAGACTTAGCAGAAGCTAAATCGAACTTTTTGAATCAGCCGCTTGGAATAGAAAAAAATGACAAAAAATATACATTTGAAAATAACGAAAAAAATAGAAACAGTTTGTCGTTAAAAATGTCGTTAATGTGGATTTTAGAACAAGATAAGATTGAAAAAGTAAAAGTTTTAAATGATAAAAAAATGGTTGAGTTTATTGAGTTAAATAGAACTGAATTAAAAGATTTAGCTAAAAAAATACAAGATATTATTGAAATTGCAGATGTAGCAGAACAAATGGCAGTGGTGGGAATCAGTAGATACACTATTGATCAGATGTTAGAGCTTAATGTAAGTGATTTTTTTTTCCAAAATTAGAAAAGGAGTGATTTAAATGAATATAGAAAAATTGATATGCACAGAAATAGAATTGGACGGTAAAAAATATAAAGTTGTTGGAGTAAAATTTGAAAAAGATAACGTAATATTGAATGTTGAAGAAATAAAGGAAGTGATGTAAATGGATAGATTCGAAAAAATATTTGATTATTTGTTAAAAGTCGAAGGTGTATATAGCGATGATAAAAATGACAGAGGCGGAAAAACAAAATATGGAATTATTGAAGAAGAAGCTAGGAGATATGGATATAAAGGTCATATGAGAGATATGCCATTATCTATTGCTAGAGATATTTACAACAAAAAATATTATCACAGAAATGGGCTTGATACTTTAAAGTCTGACAAGATAGCATTATCAGTATGTGATTTCGTAGTAAATGCTGGAGATTGGGGAGCAAAAAAAGCACAGGCTGCATTGAATGAGTTAGGCTTTGATTTAAAAGTTGACGGAATTTTAGGAGTAAAAAGTTTAGACGCTTTGAACAAAGTTGATGAAAATAAATTTTTAAAAAAATATCATGACTTACAAAGAAGATATTACAGAGTATTAGCTACAAATAAGCCGTCACAAAAAAAATTTTTAACAGGTTGGCTTAATAGAGTAGATAGGAAAGAAAATTATTTAAAATCTCTCTAAAAACGGCTTTGACACAGGCTGAATAAGAGCATAATAAGAAAAAGGACAATGACAATTGAATAAATGACTGTGAAAACTAAAATATTTGTTTTGAGAAAATAGTATAAAAATTTTAAAAAAAGTTCTTGACTTTTTCGTACGGAAATGTTATTATAAAATATCGTACGGAAGAGGTGAGAATATGGAAGAGAAAATTCTGAAAAAAGTAAATTTTAATAAAGGAGGTGCAGGTGGATATACCCCCAGAATGACATTAAATAGTAAATGGGTTAATGATATGGGTATAACTAAAGAAAACAACGAAATTGAAGTGAGTTATAATAAAGAAAAAAAGGAAATTATTATAAGAAAAGCAAAATAAAAAATCCCCTCTCTCGTAACGAAAAAGAGGACATATAGTATAATGTATCTAGACAATACTATTATACTATATATTCTCTTAAAAAACAAATATTTTAGGAGGAAAATTTTATGAACAAAGAGCAACAATTTGCATTATCAGAAAGACTTCTTGAAGAAAGAGAAGGGAAGCTAAAAACTGTGAAAGAAGAATTTTGGAAATATTTTGACATGATATTTGAAAGTAAGATACTTGAACAACACGGAATGAAAAACTTTAAGTTTGAAAGTACAATAATGGAATACGAAGATATATTAAAAAGAGAATTTTTTGAAGCAGGAATGATGGCAGAAAAAACAAATCAAAACATATAGTATAATGGAGGATAAAAGAATGAATGAATTACAAGTTATAAATGATGAAAGATTTCAAATATTCAGTAAAGAAAATTTAGGAAGTGTAAGAACAATATTGGTGGATAACGAAGTATGGTTTTGCATAAAAGATGTTTGCGATATATTAGAATTAACAAATCCTACTGTTGTAGCCAAGAGATTAGATGAAGATGAAGTGACTAAGTTTAACTTAGGGAGTAAATTTGGTATTACCAACTTCACAAACGAAAGCGGATTATATACTCTGATATTACGAAGTGACAAAAAAGAAGCTAAACCGTTTAGAAAATGGATAACATCAGAAGTTATTCCAGCAATCAGAAAAACAGGAAAATATGAAGAGAAGAAAAAACCTCTTACACAGGCTGAACTTATATTACAGCAGGCTCAATGGATGGTAGAAGCTGAAAGCAGAATGAATAATATTGAGAACAATGTAATTGGACTTGCAAACACTATTGAGAATAATGACAAGAGCATAAAAAGATTGGAAAATAATCAAAGAAGAACAGTAACAAGTAACCATTTAACAGTAATAGCCTATGCCAATATAAAAGGGATAAAGCCTAAAAGCTACCATGCACCTTCGATAGGAAAGAAAGCGACTAAGATATGCAGGGAAAAGGACTTGCTGATAGGAACAACGGTTGACAGCAGATACGGATTGATAAATACTTATCCTGTTGAAGTTTTAGATGAAATATTTTTTGAATAATAATTAACACTAAATCACAGTCATTAATTTGATTGTGATTTTTTTGTATGAAAAATAACAAAATAGGAGATGATAAAATGGATAAATTAGCAGCAAAAATATATTTAACAGGTAAAATTTTAGAATTGGGAAAGACTTTAATCTATAAAACAGAAATAGTTGCAAAAGGAAAAGCTGGAGCAGAAAAGTTTAAGCAGGTGTATGAAGGTTTTTGGGATAAGTTAGAAGATCTGTTGGAAAAAGAAAAATCAATTGATAGAAAATGGATTCCTGACTTCGCAGAAGAAATTGGCGAAGAGGTGTTGTCAGAAGTTTTAAAGGAGGCTAGAAAGACATTTGATTTAAAAGTTATACTGCAACAAATTTTTGATGAGGAAAAATTAGGGAACAAAAACATATTATAACAGCATAGGAGAACAGGAATGTATTTTAAAGAAATTAGTGATTTAGGTGCTTTAGTGGTTATATGTGGGATATTTTTATATTTTGTGAAGAAAATTTTTGATTTGGTAATAAACGATATTAAAAACAGCTATGAAAAAATAATCAGTGAATTACAACATGCTGAAGCAGGGCGGGCAGTTCTTATAGCAGGGAATGAAAAACTTATAGAAGTTCTTAACAGGTTAGAAAGTAGATTAAGAACGGAAAAAATAACAGGAGAGGCACTTGGGATAATGCTTAATACTAAAGGAAGTCAAATGTGTCTTTGTATAAAGAATGAAGCAATAGATATAATTAATACAAACAGTATTGATAAAAATTGGGATTCTATAGAAAATGAAATGGATAATCTTTATGATGATAAAATATTAAAATTTCAGAAAGAATATCATAATTTAATGGAATTCGACACGTTTTCAGAAATTAATAAGCAGTTTATTGTAGAGCTTGAGAAGTCAAAAGATGGAATAATATCAATATTGTCAAACTTAAAAGAGGCACGGGAACTTATGGATTATAGAATAGCGATAAGAAGAGTGAGTGCTGTTATGGATAAGACTAAAAAGAATATGCACAAGATAATAGCAGAAATAACAAATGAAGGATAGTCAGAAATGGCTATCTTTATTTGGAATAAAAAAGTCACAATATTTTTAAAATAAAATGGTAAAAAAATATGAAAATTTTAAATCTCCTACATCATTAAAATACCTTATCTATATTTTATAAAAAAGTTATTGGTAAAATATAAAACATGTTGTATAATAGTCTTGTGAAAGGAGAGGAAATGAGAAAAATAAAACAAAAGAACAATTTTGCAAAAAAGAATTATAGACATTTTTTAGTAAGTGAAATAAAAAAGGAATTTGGAAATGATGCTAAAAAATATATAGAGTGGGAACTAGGAGTACTGGAAACAGGATTAAAAATGACAGAAAGTATTGAAATGTTAAATATTTTAAATAAATATAGAAGCAATTTAATAGAAACAATATTATCTAAAGATAATGAAATTGTGCAAAACGTAATGGCAAGTACTTTGGGTGATTATAGAGAAATGGAGAAAAATAGCAACTAAATATGATAATAACAAAAGAGGCTGAAATATGCCTCTTTTTGAATTTTAGTACCTTTTTAGTACTTTTATATTTTATTGATATTGTCAAAGTAAATAAATAACACATTAAAATTAATTTTATTGATTATTCCCACTCAATTGTTCCAGGTGGCTTAGAAGAAATATCATACACAATTCTATTGATTCCATTTACTTTGTTTATAATCTTGTTTGACACTTCTTCCAAAAATTCATAAGGCAATTTTGACCAAGTGGCTGTCATAAAGTCGATTGTATTTACTGAACGAATAGCGGCTACAAATTCATAAGTTCTTTGATCTCCCATTACCCCGACAGTTTTTACAGGTAACAATGTTACAAATGCTTGATCTACTTTATCATAAAGCCCTTTTTCCATCAATTCAGTAATGAAAATGTCATCAGCTTCCTGAAGAATTTTTACTTTGTCAGGCGTTACTTCTCCAATTACACGGATTCCAAGTCCTGGACCTGGGAATGGATGTCTTTTTATAATTGTGTCAGGAAGTCCAAGTTCGTGTCCTACTTTTCTAACTTCATCCTTAAATAATTCCTTTAAAGGTTCCAATAACTCAAATTGCAAGTCTTCTGGCAATCCTCCAACATTGTGGTGAGATTTTATTGTGTGGGAAGGTCCTTTTATAGACTGAGATTCAATAACATCTGGATAAATTGTTCCCTGTGCCAAAAATTTTGCACCTTCTTGACCTTTAAGTTTTCTAATTTCCTCATTAAACACTTCAATAAATTCATTTCCAATAATTTTTCTTTTAGCTTCAGGTTCATCTACACCTTTTAATTTATTTAGAAATCTGTCTTTTGCATCAACAAATACAATATTCAAGTCAAAATGTTCCTTGTAGTATTCTAATACTTTTTTTCCTTCATCTTTTCTCAAAAGTCCAGTATCTACAAACATGCAAGTAAGCTGATGTCCAATTGCATTGTTAATAAGAACTGCGGCAACTGATGAATCTACACCTCCAGAAAGTGCAAGAAGCACGTGTTCATCTCCAACAGTTTCCTTTATAAATTTTGTCTTTTCAGCAATAAAACTTGAAATTTTCCAATTTTTTTCACATTTACAAATGTTAAATACAAAATTTTCCAAAATTTGAGTTCCACATTCAGAATGAACTACTTCTGGATGGAATTGCAATGCATAAATTCCATTGTTATTTGTAATTGCTGCGATTGAAGAATCTGTTTTTGCAATTACTTCAAAACCTTTTGGCAATTCTGTGATGTGGTCATTGTGGCTCATCCAGATGTTAGAAGATTTTTTAACTCCTGTAAATAATGGATTATCATTATTTCCCACTTCCAAGACAGCCTTTCCAAATTCCCTTGAATCAGCTTTTTCAACTTTTCCGCCATTTAAATGCGTAATTAGCTGCATTCCGTAACAGATTCCCAGAATAGGAAGATTTAGGTTAAATACTTCAGGATTTACAGTTGGAGCATCTTTTTCGTAAACTGAAGCAGGCCCTCCAGAAAATATAATCCCTTTTACCTTTTCTTTCCCGCTTTTTATTTTCTCAATATCAATTAAAGGCACAATTTCACAATAAACTTCCATTTCTCTAATTCTTCTAGCAATTAGCTGGCTATATTGTGAACCAAAATCGATAATAATAATTTTTTCCTTCACTTTTCACCTCTATATATTAAATTTTTTTTATAAAACATAATTCTACATAAATATTTTATCATTATTTTTAAGTTTTTTCTATATATTTTTACATTAATTTTTCTTTTGATATGTAAATGTTAAGTGCATTGTTTTTTTATGAAATTTTATATTAAAAAAATAGATTTATTCATCAATTCAAAATTTATATTTATAAAATTAATAAATAAATCTATTTAATAAAAAAATCTTCCTTTTTTATAATTCTCTGATTACTGCTTCCCCTAAATTTTATTTTTGGGTCATAAAGTTCCTTTACAAACCGTCCATCAACTAGCACATCCACATATTCAAGGCATTTTTTCCGCAATTCATCACAGCGAATCTGTTCAATCGTATAACCTGTATAAAGCCATATATTCTTTCCTGTCTTTTCTTTCAGAAATTTCAGCACTTTTAACATATCTGCTGGATTAAAGAGGGGATCACCACCACTTATTGTAATTCCATCAAGAAGAGTATTTTCATTTATTTCCTTGGCAATTTTTTCTAAAATTTCATAAGTTAAAGTATTTCCATGATTTGGATTCCATGAATACTCGTTATGGCATCCTGGGCAGGCATGAGAACAGCCAGCAAAGTAAAGTGAATAACGAAGACCGACACCGTCAACGATTGTTTCCTTGTAAGTTGTTAAGATTTTCAATGTAAAATCATTTTTTGGAGTTTTTGAAAATTTTTTTTCTAAAATTTTTTCTTTTTCTGTCTTTAGTTTATTCACTTTAAATTACCTCGCTATTATATAATATATTTATTTTATACCATGTTTTACCCTGTCATGTTCTTCAGCTTGCTTAGCGCTGTTCCAGCTGTCTAAATCTCCTGTCAGATAGCCTGTTATTCTTCTAATTCTAGAAATATTATGACTTCCGCAAATTGGGCATTTATCATAAATTATTGCTTCTGTTCCACAATCTCTGCATCTGTCAACTGGATGGTTTATTGAACCGTAACCAATTCCAGAATCCTTCATAACCTTTACGATTTTTAACATGACACCTATATTTTTTCGTGCTTCCCCATCTAATTCCACATAGGTAATATGTCCACCTCTTGTCAATTTATGAAATGGAGCTTCCTTTCTAATTTTATCAAAAAGGCTAATTTCCTTTTTTACATCAATGTGAAATGAATTTACATAATAATCTCTATCTGTCACATTCTTGATTACACCAAATTCATCCCTGTCAATACGTAAAAATCTTCCTGCCAAACTTTCTGCCGGAGTTGCCAAAATTGAATAGTTCAAATGATACTTATCTCTAAATTCATCTGCAACTTTCCCCATTTTTTCAATCGTATCATAAAGCACATTATAAGCAACTTCACTTGTTCCATGTTCCGCATCAAACAAAGCATACATCGCATTTGCCCCTCCAACAAAACCAATTGAAAGAGAACCTGTATTTATCGCATCTCCAACTTCATCATTTCCATCCTTTTCGCCAAGTCCTTTCCATAAATTATTGCTTCTCATAAATGGAAATTGTTTTGCCAAAGCTGTTCTTTGGAAATTGTAACGTTCATAAAGCTGGTCTCCAACTAAATATGTTGCTTCCAGCACTCTTTTTTGAAATTCTTCTGTCAAAAGTTCAATTTTTTTATTATTTCTTTCTTCTTCGTTTGAAAATTTTCCATTCTTTTCCATTTCTGCAATTTCTTTTTCTACATTTCTTCTAGTTAAAATTGCAATTCTAGGGAAATTAATACTTGTAAAGGACAAATTACCACGTCCAAGACTACTTTTTTCACCATTTACATTTTCAAATACACGTGTTCGGCAACCCATTGTTGCAATTTCATATTTGTATCTTTCTGGATCATCCATTCTCCATTTTTCGTGTCTGTTAAATTCAGAATCCAGAAATACAAAGTTTGGAAATAATCTTCTGCTTGAAGTTTCACAAGATAATAATAGTAAATCAAAATTTGGTGTTTCAAAAAGTGATTTTTTATTTTCTGAATTATCATCATAAGAAATTTTTTGTTTTTTTACAGTTTCCAAAATTCCATCAAAGTCGCTTTTAGCTAAATCATAGTCATTTTCAGAATAATTAAGTCCTTCCTTTACTTTAAAAATTTGTATTGGAAAAATAGGAGTTTCATTTTTACCAAGCCCGCTTGATGTCGCCTTTAATAATTCACGAATGACCATTCTGCCTTCTTCTGAAGTATCAGTTCCATAATTTATTGAAGAAAACACAACTTGATTTCCGCCACGAGAGTGCATTGTGTTCAAATTGTGCAAAAATCCTTCCATTGCCTGATAAGTTTCATTTTGAGTATCATCATAAGCCTCAACTAGCAATTTAATTAAATCATCTCTACTTATTTTAAAGTATTCTTCCAGTAATTTTATTTCATTTTCATTGCATTTAATTGAAGAAACATTTTTTTTCAAGAACTCTTTAGCATTTTTTTCATATTCTTGTGTAATTTCCACTCCATTTTTTATTTCTACAAAGCTCAAAATTCTTCTTTTCAAGTGACGTCTAAACGATTTTAGCACACCTTTTGCCATATAGAAGTCAAATGCTGGTATTGCCTGTCCACCGTGCTGTTCATTCTGGTTTGTCTGAAAAATAATGGTAGCAAGCGTTGCATAAGTGGAAATACTCTGTGCTTCCCGAATATATCCGTGCTTAGTATAAAAACCATTCTCAAACATATCTGCCAAGTCATATTGCAGACAAGTTGTAGTTTTGCTGGAATAAAAATCCAAATCGTGAATATGAATAAGCCCTTTTTCGTGAGCTTCCTTAAATCTTGGTGAAACTAAATTTTCCAAAGCATAAATTTTTGATACTTCACTTGCAAACTTCATCATTTGTCCTGCTGGTGTCATTGAAGACATATTGGCATTTTCATTGCACGTATCATTGCTTTCAACATTCACTATTCCTGCTATTATATTTCTCAAATTCTCTGTTAATTGTGGTTGCATTTTTATTCCTCCCTTATTTTTACTTTCATACTTTTCTATTTCTCTGCAAACCATCAATTTTCCCTTATCCCTCTAAATATATCTAATTAATTCAGACTTTTTTAGTCTAAAACACTATATATTGTTTTCATAACATAATGATAACACAATATTTTGTGTTTTTCAAGTTTCATAAAAAAAATATATAATTCCACAATTCCCCATTTTTTCCGAATTTTTTGATTTTTTATACCATTAATTACGATAAAAAAAATTTATTTATCTTATTTTAATCATATATATCATAAATTTTTTGAATTTATAAGAAATTGGCGGAATTTTTATTTATCTAATTACTAAGTTCCATTTAAATAGAAGATAGTATAATAACTGAAATAAAGTATTTTAGACCTGTAAAAATAAAAGTTGCAGTATAGGAAATTTTTTAAAATAAATAATCTCGTAAAAATAGTAAAATTTATTTGAACCTGAACTCAAAAGCCGTGACCATTTTATTCAAACCTTAAGTTTATATGATTTTTAATAGTTCAATTTTGAATGGGTTCGAGTATATATTGTAATCTAATAAAAAAAGATTGTTTCTTGAAATTTACAAAAAACAATCTAATAATTAATTTATTTTAAACAAGCAATAATGTCAGGCATTTAGCAGGTATTTCTTTCCCTTGTCAGAAACCTTGAAAACATCATTATCCACATAAATATATTTTTCCTTTTTTGCCTTTTCAATAACTTTATCTAAAAAACTTTTATTCCAACGAAGATGACTATCAATTGTTTCAATTCCGCATTCATCTTTTTCCTGCTTAGTATTTGCATGGTTTGATAAATGGATTAGCAAAATTCTGACAGAAAATGTCATTTTTTGAGATTTTTTTCGATTTATTGTAAAAATAAGCCCTTTTTTCGGAGAAAATATCAATGTCAAAAGAAAAATTATACCAATTGCAACTGCGATACTTCCTGCGATTGAAATGTCAAAAAGCCTTGCAAAATGAAATCCAGCCACACTTGCCGCAGCTCCTAGAACGATACTCAATCCTATCATTACTTTTAATTTATCTGTTAATAAATATGCTGTAATTGGAGGTCCAATCATAAAGGCAACTACCAGTATTGAACCTACTGCCTCAAATGAAGCTACTGCCGTCATTGACACAAGCGACATAAGCATGTAGTGAATCAATATCGGCTTCATTCCAAGCGTTATCGCAAGAGCCTTGTCAAATACCGAAATTTTTAATTCCTTGAAAAAAATAATAACGAAAGAAACGTTTATTAAAAATATTACAAAAGTTGTAACTAGCCCTTTTGCAACACTAAATCCAAATATTTGTACCCGATTAAACGGTGCAAATGCCAACTCTCCCAATAATACTGAATCAACATCCAAATGTACATTTCCAGCATATTTTGAGATCAAAATTACAGCTATACTGAATAACAATGGAAAAACCACTCCAATTGCAGAATCTTCCTTTACAAGTCTTGTAGAGTTAAGAAGTTCCACAAGATAAACCGTCAAAACACCAACTATTCCTGCACCAACAATTAATAGGGGAGAGTTCAAATCGTGAACTGCAAAAAATGCTATTACAATTCCAAGTAAAATAGTATGTGTAATTGCATCTGAAACCATTGACATACTTTTTAAAACTAGAAATGTCCCTAAGATAGAGCAAGCACTTGCTACCATTATTGCAATTAATTGTATTTCTACTGAAAAAACCATGATTTATTTTCCCCTTTCCAAATTATTTACTTCTAAACTTTTTAATTTCATTTTTTTATTTTCAAGTTTTTTTCTAAATTCTTTTTTTCTTTTTTGATTTCTTATAATTTTAAAAATAATACCTCTTTTATTTGAGAATAAAATACTGATAACTACAATTATACTTATAATTATAACGATAACGGGTCCAGTGGGTAAGTCACTTTCACTTATACTTATCAATGTGCCAAGTAAACCTGATATTCCACCAAAAATAGCTGCCAAAATTACCATAATTGAAAGTTTATCTGTCCATTGTCTTGCTGCAACTGCTGGAGAGATAATCATTGCACTTATTAGTATTACTCCAGCTGCCTGAATGCCGATTATTACAGTAGTCACAATTAATACGGAAATTAATATTTCAATTTTTTTACTTGGAAATCCCAATGTTTTGGCAAAATCAGAGTCAAATGAAACAATTTTAAATTCCTTCCAAAAAAGAATAATTATAATTAAAAGAATAATTCCTGTAATAAAAATAATATCAACATCTCTTTTAATAAATGTAGAAGCCTGTCCAAAAATAAATTTATTTAAACCAGATTTATTTGCTCCAGGCAATTTATTCATATAGGAAAGCAAAACTAATCCCAATCCAAAAAACACAGATAAAATCAATGCTAGAGCACTATCAAATTTTATTTTTGTATAGTTTTGAATTAACTGGATTAATCCAATACAAATAATACCTGATATTAATGCACCAAGTAGTAAAACTTCAGTATTTTTTACATTTGTAAGTAAAAAAGCTAGGCAAACTCCAGGAAGTGAAGCGTGAGAAACTGCATCTCCAAGTAAACTTTGCTTTCGTAAAACTGCAAAGCAGCCTAATATTCCTGAAACCATTCCAAGCAGTGAACATCCAAGTGCGACTGTTCTAAAAGTATGGTCTGTTATGAGAAGATTTAATATATTCATTTTAATCCTCCCTTATATCATTTTGAATAACTTTTTTACTTTTGTATGTTTTTTCAATATTTTTAGGGGTAAATATTTCTTCTACAGGTCCAGAAGCTATAACAGAAACATTTATAAATGTTACATAATCAAAATAATCCTTTACTGTTTGTAAATCATGATGAACAACAATTACAGTTTTTTTCTCATCCCGTAATTTTTTTAAAATATTTACAATAGATTTTTCAGTTTTACTGTCAACACCTTGAAAAGGCTCATCCATAAAGTATATCTCAGCATCCTGCACCAATGCCCTTGCCAAAAACACCCTTTGCTGCTGTCCACCAGATAGCTGGCTTATCTGTCTATCCGAAAATTCATCCATTTCAACTTTATGAATAGCTTCCTTAGTCTTTTCCTTATCAATTTTTCTAACTTTCTTTAACCAACCTACTTTCCCGTAACGCCCCATTTCCACAACATCAAATACAGTAGTAGGAAAATCCCAGTCAACACTACCTCTTTGAGGCACATATGCTATTTTATCACGTACTTTGCTATATTTTTCATCATAAAACCTAACTTCTCCAGTAATAGGCTTTATCAAATCAAGCATAGCCTTAATCAAAGTCGATTTCCCCGCACCATTCGGTCCAACAATAGCCATAAGAATACCTTTTTTGATACCCAGCTCAACATCCCATAAAACAGGTTTATCCTCATATGCTATTGTTAAATCTTCAACTTTTATAATAACATCATCAGAAACATTTTGATTCATTTTACTTCTCTCCTAAATTTAAAAATTATAACATAGCAAAACAACTTTAAGGAATTTTTTTATGTTTTACATAATAAAAGGGGAGTGATAATTAAAGTTATTCTGCTATGTTTTTTTGAATTATTTTATATATAATTAATAAAAATAATTACCGATTTTATTTTAATGCATTTACAATTGTATCTGCATTTGCTTTAACTGTTTTAATATAAGTTTCAGTGTTATGTGCTTCATCCCCCAATGAGTCTGAGTACAATTCTCCACCTATTTTAACTTCTTTTCCTCTAGCTTTTACAGCTTCCTGAAGAGCTTCTATACTTTTTTTCGGAACAGAAGATTCTACAAATATTGCTTTTATATTTCTTTGAACAATGAAGTTGGCTAAGTCGCTTATATTTTTTGTACCAGTTTCAGAATCTGTAGAAACACCTTGTATT